TAATCAGTCTGGTACAGAAGTCAGGTACCTATAATTATAAGCTGATTATTCCAGCAGAAGTGGAAAGAAAGATAAGGTTTACCTGTCAGAAGGTATGGAATACTGAATGGTCAGGTACACTGTTCTTTACACATGAAGGTTCATTTGAGAATAATGACCTTGTGATAAGATGTGTGGACATTTACATCATGGATATTGGAACTCAAGCCTATACAGAGTTTGATATGAATCCTGATGTAATATCCTACATGTGTGAAAATCCTGAATTGCTTGATTGTCAGATGGGTCTTATACATTCCCATAACAATATGAGTACTTTCTTTAGTGGAACAGACACTGCTACTCTAAAGGAAGAAGGTAGGGATAGGAATAATTTTGTGTCTCTTATTGTGAATAATGCAGGTTCCTATACTGCTGCAATTACAAGGAGGGTTAAGTCAAAGCAGGTCATGGAATCTGTATCTTACGAGTTCTTTGGTGATGGTGAAAAACAGGACACTAAGAAATATGTAAGTGATGCAGATGAGATTGAATGGTTCTATCTTAAAATAGAGAAAGAAGGTGAGAATTATTCCTTTCCAGATATGGCAGCAAGACTTGAGGAAATCAAGCAAGCTAAGGCAGAGAAAGCCAAGAAAGCTCAGACACCTGTATATTCAAGTGGCTATAAGCCTGTTATTGCTAACTCTTATGGTACAAAGGCAGGTCCAGCAAATCTTGTCAAGAAGGAAGATAGTAAACCTACTCAGCCAACCCTCTTTGATAATGCAAATGACTTGCCATTTGAAGAGGGATATGAAATACCTTATGGTCAGGTAACATTTGATAAAGTTACTTTGAAGTCTCTTGTACTTCAATTGATTACAGGCAGCATTATTATCTCTAATGATAGTAAGATTGACATTGCTAAATGGGCTAAGTCAATGCCTGCATTGTATGAAAAGAGATTTGGTAAGGGTGAAGAAGGCATGAAAAATTTCAAAATATGGGCAGATACCTATGCAGAATATCTGACATGGTATGTGACAGATGAGGAGTTGGAAAAGCTTGGCTTTGATGAAACAGAAATTTGTGCTATTTGTGCTCATGATATGATAGAGGAGCTTACAAAACTCCCTGAAAATGATTATATCAAAGGGTATATTGATGCACTTCAAAAATATTTAATATTATGAATGAAGAAGTAACGATTCCACAAGAAGTAATTGAGGATTGGATTATAGGGGGACCTACTCCTGCACCTGTAGAGGATGATGAGGATGATGGTGACAGCATTAGCTTTGAACTTTCAGAAGAAGAACAGGCTATCCTTGACCAAGCTGTAGAGGATGCACATCAAGAAATACCTACAAACTCTGCAACTTTGCTTGTAGATGAAGCTACAAGTAGGTTTAGTTCTGCCATTTGGTATGAGAATATTCAGAAGAAGACTGTCATTTTGGCAGGTGTAGGTGGTATTGGTAGTTATGTAGGCTTCTTATTGGCAAGGATGAAGCCAGCTTCTATGTTTATCTATGATGATGACATAGTAGAAGCTGTCAATATGTCAGGTCAGCTGTATGGTCAGTCTGATTTAGGCAGAACTAAAGTATCTGCACTGGCTGAGATGATTAGAAACTATGCTAGCTATAGCAGTGTCTTTGCAATAAATGAGAGATTTACCAATGAATCTGAAGCATCAGATATTATGATTTGTGGCTTTGATAATATGGCAGCAAGAAGACTTTTCTTTAATAAATGGGTAAACCATGTTCAGTCCAAGCCAGAGGAGGAAAGGAAGAATTGCCTGTTCATTGATGGTAGGTTGGCAGCAGAGGAGTTTCAGGTATTGTGTATTAAGGGAGATGATGAGTACAACATCAATAGGTACAGTAATGAGTATTTATTCTCTGATGCAGAAGCTGATGAGACAATATGCTCCTATAAGCAGACTACCTTCTGTGCAAACATGATTGCATCTTATATGGTCAATTTGTTTGTGAACTTCTGTGCTAATCAGTGTGAGCCTCTCATTGACAGAGACCTGCCATTCCTCACCACATATAATGCAGAAACAATGTATCTCAAAACTGAAGTATAATGGAATTTAGTATAAGATTTGCACGTGGTGTTAGTAGTGTTTTTAACAGCAGGGACCACGATAATCCGACCCAACTTGAAAGAGAATTATCTCTTGATAGTAATAATGTGTTTAGGAGAAGTCTTATCATTGAAGTAAATGATGATGAGGTAGAGATTCCTGTGATTGCAAGAGAACACTTTGAGAGCTTAGTATCAGAGAAGATAAATTATCCATTAGCTATAGGAACCAAGAGGATAATACTGCCATTGTATGATAATGCACCAAGTCAGGAGAGAAGAACCTTTGATAGTATCATAATGCAAATGTTCAATAATGTAAGATTTGACATGAGGCTGCAGAAGATAACTACAAACAAAGGTGAAGTGTATTATGGAGGCAAAGGCATTATCTTTGATGAAAGCTATGCTCCATTGCTGTTATGTACACTAACTGCAAGAAAGGTGTATACAGAAGAAGGTGGCAATAGTATGGTCTATTATAGACCTGTATGCCATGTTAGCCCTAAAGTATTCTTAAAGTCTGACAAGTTGATTAACAAAGGTATTATTAAGAAACTTATTCCTTTCTATACAAGTAAAGAAGTAAGTCTTCCTAATCGTATATTTGGTGTCAATCCAGAGAGTAAAAAGGTGAAAGTTGTAGTGGATAATTTTGACAAGTTCTTTATAGAGCCTGTCAAGCCTACTCCATCTGCCACTACTAATGATGCACTGAATGAATGCCTTATTGACAATATGGATGACATAATGATGTTGATATGACATTAGATGAATACTTTGGAGATTGGATGAAAGTAATTGATAGGGCAGAGCTAAACAATGTAATGGCTAAGGTTGGACAGGAATATAGGAGGAAGCCTCTATGTCCTGCCCAATCTGATGTGTTCAGAGCATTTGAGCTTTGTCCCCTCAAGGACTTAAAAGTAGTTATGTTAGGTCAAGACCCCTATCCACAAAAGGGAGTTGCAACTGGCATACTTTTTGGTAACAGGAAGGAGGTTGATGAGGATAACTTATCTCCTTCATTAAATGTTGTTAAAGAAGCAGCCATTAATTTTGAGGTTCCACATTATTGTATTACCTTTGACCAGACTTTAGAGAGTTGGGCTAAACAAGGGATACTAATGATAAACTCTGCTCTTACTGTAGAGATGAACAGGATAGGCTCCCATGTGATGATATGGAGACCTTTCATAGCTAAACTGTTGAAGAACCTGTCTGAATATGACACAGCCATAGTATATGTGCTATTTGGCAGACAGGCTCAAACTTTCAAACCTTATATCAATAGTAGATTCAATCACATTATAGAGATTGAACATCCTGCATACTTTGCAAGGAGTGGCACTAAGATGCCACACCAACTATTTATTGATATAAGTAATAGAGTAAAAGGAATTTATGGTGTACCAATAAAATGGTATGAAGAGTATTAATAACTAAACAATAAAAAAAAACAAAATGGAAAAGATTTATTTGACAAATGGTAAAGAGGTACAGATTGGAGACACTCTGACTAAAGTATCTAAAGTGAAAGACCCCTTCTTTGGTAAGGGCATTGTAGCTCAGCACATTGTAGTGACTAAGGACATTCTTCCTAAACTCCTTGAGGCTGGTATTGTTACTACTACCAAACCTGCAAAGTCTGTAGTTGAGACTGAGGTTCCTATGGAACTGGAGTACTACATTCAGAAGATTGCAGAGAGGCTTGGTTGGAAGATTGAGAAGGTCTATAACTATCTCAATAGTGTAGATGCTATCCTTCCTGCTGCTGCATTCTCTATGGTACTTAGAGAAATAGCCGTTGAGTTGGATAAGAAGTATAAGGACCATATTGAGAAGAGTCCTGAGATTTATGTAATCTCTATGCTTGATGGTAGAATTACAAAGGCTAATAAGGCTCACATCAAGAACTACAGGAACTTTGCAGCATTTAGGTCTGTAAGTGATGCAAAAATTGCTTGTAAGATTACAAGGGATATTCTCAAAGAAATGTTCAAAAGTGGCAAATAAGAAAATTAGAAATGCCACACAGAGTAGTTCTAAGGGTATAACATTCAAATCCCAGTTGGAGAAGAGCATATACAATACTCTTCTTCAACAAGGGTTTGAACCTCAATATGAGCCAACTACCTTTACTTTGTGGGAGGGTTTTGAGCCTATTACTCCATATTATGACAAGGAGACTGATAAGCAGAAAACCAAAAGATTATCAGATGGCATAGACACCCGTACTTCAAAGATACTTATTCAGAAAACAGGTAAAATTGTTGGTATCAGATATACACCAGACTTTTATTTCAAGTATAAAGACCTTAATGTTTACATTGAAGCCAAAGGAATAGAGAATGATGTATTCTATATCAAGAAAAAGATGTTTATAAAATATCTTGATAATCTGCATATTGAGAAGGGTGAGAAGTCTATATATTTTGAGGTATATACCAAGAAACAACTCTTGCAGGCAGTAGAAATTATCAAGAGTTATGGACAATAGAGAACCAATAGACAGAATAGAGGCTTTGGTCTCTTCATTACCTGAAGGAGATGCAAGGCTTGCACATGAGTTCCTGAATAGCAGGGACTTTGAGTCTCTCCAACTCTTAGTTGATTCATCTCTTGTCAGAGTAAAGAAAGGTCTTAGTAAGGAAAGTCCCAAAGAGGAGTATCTGAAAGCAGACCTTGGAGAAATGAGAAAGTTGAAGTCAGAAGTAGACACCTATTGTGAGGCACTTGAATTGCCAGAGCAGGAGGGATATGAAGATTTCAGTAGTGAAGAATATAATCAAGATTATTACTAATGGAGAGAAAATCTTTAAGAAGTATATCTTGGGATGTGTCTGAGGAAACATATAGGGCAGACTCAGCATTAAGCTATTCAACCCTTGCAAGATATGAGAGGGAAGGATTCAATAACTTGGATAAATTATTTGACAGGTTAGAGACACCTTCTCTTACTTTTGGTAGTGCTGTAGACAGTATTATCACAGGTGGTCAAGAAGAGTTTGATGAAAGGTTTATGGTTGCTGAGTTTCCTTCTACTCCAGACTCTATTACAAAGATGGTAAAATCTTTGTTCAGTCAGTATGGAGATTCTTATAGGAGTCTTATTACAATTCCTGATGATGCAATCATTAAGGAGACTGAATATCAGAGTTATCAGATGAACTGGAAGCCTGAGACAAGGGCTAAGGTTATTAAGGAGAAAGGTGCTGACTACTATAACCTGTTATTTATAGCAGGTAGTAAGACTATACTTGATACTCAGACCTATCAAGATGTGTGCAATGCGGTAAGAGCATTGAAAGAGAGCAAATCCACTCAGTTCTACTTTACAGAGGATAATCCATTTGAACCAGACATTGAAAGATTCTATCAGTTGAAGTTCAAAGGAGAGTTCAATGGTGTAAAGTATAGAAACATGGCTGACTTAATTATAGTCAATCATAAAGAGAAGTGGGTAAAGCCAGTAGATTTGAAAACAAGTTCCCATACAGAGTGGGATTTCTATAAATCCTTTGTAGATTGGAGATATGATATTCAAGCCAGACTATATTGGGCTATTATAAGGCAGAATATGGATAAGGATGAGTACTTCAAAGACTTCAAGCTGCTTGACTATGATTTCATTGTAGTCAATAGGAGAATCCTTGTCCCATTGGTATGGACTTGTCCATTTGTACAGGCAGTAGGTACATTGAAGTTTGGAAAGAATGGTCAAATAGAAATGAGAAGTCCTTTTGTAATAGGAGAAGAGCTTTCTTCATACCTCACTTCCAGACCAAAAGTGCCTATTGGAATTAGTGAAACTGGTCCTAATGATTTAAGAGAATGGTTAGATACATTGTAATATGCAGGTAGTAAAAAGAGACGGCAGTATAGAGGAATTTAATGTTGATAAGATTATAAGTGCTGTAGAGAAAGCCTTTAAGTCTTGTAACAAGGAAATGCCTCAGTATCTGTATGATATGATAGGTGCATTGTTTGGCACTTTAGAAGGAGATACTATAGGTATTGAGGAGATACAGAATAAGGTTGAGGATGTTCTCATGAATAACAAACACTTTGATGTAGCAAAGAGTTATATCATTTATAGAGAGCAACATAAGCAGGCAAGGTTCATTAGGGAAAGAATTGATTATATGAATGAGTATAGTCAATCCAATGAGAATGCAGCTACTTCATCAGAGACAGATGGTAATGCAAATGTAACTATGAAGAATGTTGCCAACCTTGAGGGTGAAGTGTATAAGACTACTAATAGGGTTATTCAGAGGCAAAGGATGAAAGACAAGCTGAATGAAATGTATCCTGAAGTAGCAAAGAAGTATGAAGAGGATTTGAACTCTCATATCATTTATACACATGATGAAGCAACCACTCCTGTCTTGAAGCAGTATTGTATGGCTGTGAGTCTATATCCTCTTATGGTGGAAGGAGTAGGTAATATTGATGGTATCACTCCAACACCCCCTAATGACTTGCAATCATTCAGTGGTCAAGTAACCAATCTTATCTTTTTGTTATCCTCTCAGTGTAAGGGTGCAGTGGCAGTAGGTGAATACTTTATTGCCCTTAACTATTACATTGTACAGGAGTTTGGACCTAATTGGTATGAAAAGTTGGATGTAGTAACTACTACAGACCATTGCAGTAAGCAGAGGACTATTAGAGATGCTATATATAAGGCATTCAAACAGTTTATCTATGGTGTAAATCAGCCTGCTGGCAATAGGTCTTATCAGAGTCCATTCACTAATGTGTCTTATTATGACCATACCTACTTTGATTCATTGTTTGGAGAGTTCTACTACCCTGATGGTACTAAGCCTCAATGGGGAGCAGTAGATTGTCTGCAAAGACTATTTATGAAGTTCTTCAATAAGTTGAGAACCAAGCAGATTCTTACATTCCCTGTAGAGACAATGGCTATGGTGTATGACCCTAAGACCAATGATATTATAGATAAGGACTATAAGGACTTTACTGCTGAAATGTATGCAGAAGGTCACAGCTTCTTCACCTATATATCAGATAGTGCTGATAGTCTTGCATCATGTTGTAGGTTGAGGAATGAACTTGCAGAGAATACCTTCAGTCCTACATCAGGTCTTACTGGTGTAATGACTGGTAGCTGCAATGTTATCACTCTTAATATCAATAGGATTGTACAGGATTGCAATAAGGCTTATGGGTTGAAGAGGAATGGGGGATGGAAAGAAAATACTTCATTTCTTAGGGATTACTTAGTAGATATTCTACAAAGAGTCTACAAGTATCATATTGCATTCAAGACAATGCTCTATGAGCTTGAAGATAGAGGCATGTTTGCTGCTTCAAATGGTGGATATATTTACATAAGCAAGTTATACAGTACCATAGGTATCAATGGCTTGAATGAGGCTGCAAGATTCTTAGGTATGACTGTTGGTAACAATAAGGAGTATACTGAGTTCTTACAACTGGTTCTTGGTACTATCAAGGAGCAGAATAAGGCACACTCTATCCATGATGCTAATAGACCATTCCTATTCAATTCTGAGGTAGTTCCTGCTGAAGGTCTTGGTGGTAAGAACTATAACTGGGATAAGGAAGATGGATTAGAACCAATGTCCATCTAAAACCTCTTTTAATTGACTCAGAAGTCCCTATGGGATTATGAGGGGCAAGCAAGGGAAACCTGTGCAGCCTGACAGACTAAACAAAGAGGACTTTAATATACAATCTGTGAAGACAGAATATTAAGGTATGCAATAGTCGGAACTCTATGGTAACATAGAGAGGTTAATAGAAATATTAACCCATTCATTAAAAATATGGTTATAATCTTGCATAATTGGGATAAAAGTTTTAACTTTGCTCCCAAAATGATTAAGTATGGAAACTAAATTATGTAAGATTTGTGGTAGAGAATTACCATTGGAGATGTTTGATGAAGGAAGACATCAATGTAAGGATTGTAGAAGAGCTTATAGGAAGCAAAGGAGATTGGAACATCCTGAGATTCACAGGGCACAAGCTACAAGAAGGCAGGATAGGCAAGGAGAATGGCTTAATAGCATAAAAACTTCCTGTATTGTCTGTGGAGAAGCAGAACCTGTTTGTATTGACTTTCATCATATCAATCCAGTAGATAAGGAATTTACCATAGGTAAGTATAGAAGTAGGAGCAAGGAGTGGCTTCTGCAAGAAGTAAGTAAGTGTGTTTGCTTATGTGCTAATTGTCATAGGAAAGTACATGCTGGTTTGATAAACTTAAATAACTATATTGCTAATGAATCACCTCTCTGCACAACGGGAGAGGGTGTAACAGAATGATTGGGTTCCTGAGGATGAGAATTTGTATAATTCATACTTCTATGATGCACATGATGACACCTCAGTACTTGACAAGTTCATACTTCATGGAAGACAGACTTACCAATATACTGATGGAGGTAGTGCAGCTCACATTAATCTTGAAGACCATCTAAGCAAAGAGCAGTATCTCAAGTTGATAGACTTTGCCATAGTTAATGGAACCAACTACTTCACATTTAATATTCCTAATAGTAAGTGTGATGATTGTGGCTACATTACTAAGCATCCTATCACTGAGTGTCCTAAGTGTCATAGTAACCATATTACCCAATATACAAGGGTAATTGGGTATCTTAGACCTATTAAGTCCTTTGGTAAGGATAGACAAATAGAAGCAAGTAAAAGAGTTTATAGTAAGAGTGTATAATTTGTCCTTGAGATTTTGTTATTTGCATTATTTTTAGTATCTTTGCATCAAAATAATTTAGTATGGAAAATAAAATTTTACAAAGTTGTGGTGATGTCTTGGTAATAGAAGGCAAATCAACAAAGAAAGCGAGGAATAGGTACTATTACACAGGGCATTTTGAAGGGTATAATAGGAGACTATATTTTAGGTTGGATAGTGCCCAATATGGTAATGTCTCTAATCCAGATAAGAGAGATGAATATGGATTTATCTGTGATGAGTCTATTACTGACAAGCATATTTATAATGTTTGGAAAAATATGGAGAGGAGATGTTATGACCCTAAATGCCCTGCTTATAGTACTTATGGAGCTAAGGGGATAACAGTATCAGAAGAGTTTAAGATGTATTCAAACTTTAGGAAATGGTATGAAGAAAATGGAGATGGCAGTCATAGTCTCGAAATAGATAAAGATTGCAAACCTCTTATACTAAATATTCCTAAGATATACTCCTCTAATACCTGTATTCTCTTACCTCCAGAAATTAACACTTTTATTTCAACTATAGGTAAAGGTATTTATCTTACTTCTCATAATACATATTGTGTTAGATTGAGAAGAAGATTTGTTAAGGTTAATAGAAATTTCAAAACTTTGGAGGAAGCAGTTGCTTATAAAAAGGACAAAGATATGGAATATCTTAATATCTTGGCGGAAAAATATCCTTTATCTATAGACAATCTTGATATAGTTAAAAGGTATGTTGAAATATTTGAATACTCAAGTGACATTTGCAGAAGTGCCTGATGAAATTACATTATGTATAAATATTACAGGATGTAAAAATGGGTGCAAAAACTGTCATAGCTCTTACTTGGCACAGGATATTGGAGAAAGACTTTCTTTTAGGTCTCTTCATGAACTAATTATTGAAAAGAATAAGGGAATTAGTTGTGTGGCTTTCATGGGAGGAGATAGTGACCCAAGTAGGATTAATACTTTAGCCTCTTTTCTTAGGGCACATCATTATCCTGTGAAAATAGCTTGGTATAGTGGGAGACAAGAGTTAAGTAATAGCATTGACCTATTCAACTTTGATTATATAAAACTTGGACCCTATAAGGAAGAGTTTGGTCCACTTAACAGTAGGACTACCAATCAGAGATTCTATAAAGTCAATGGCAAGGAGTTGGAAGACATAACAAGTAAATTTTGGAAACATGAAACTGAAAATTAAAGTAAAAGTATTGACTGAGGGCTGTATGCCTGTGATTAATGAGAATGGTGATTGGGTTGACCTTAGGGCAGCAGAGGACGTAGTATTAAAAGCCCCTCAAGCAGGTGTATTAAAGAGAAAGATTATTGATGGTGTAGAAATATCTCATAGAGATGTGACATTTGATACTAAATTGTTTGGACTAGGTATTGCAATGGAACTTCCTAAAGGATTTGAAGCTCAAGTATTACCAAGAAGTAGTACTCCTAAATTGGGATTCTTTCAGCCTAATTCAGAAGCTGTTATAGACAATGTTTATAATGGAAATAATGATGAATGGAAGTATTGGGCTACTGCACTAAGAGATACTACAATTCATAAAGGAGATAGAATCTGTCAATTTAGGATTCAACTTAGTCAGAAAGCTACTATGTGGCAGAAGATTAAATGGCTGCTAAGTTCAGGTATTGAACTTGTGGAAGTAGATGACTTGGGTAATGATAACAGAGGGGGAATTGGTACTTCTGGGGTCAAATAATAACTAAAAAGAAAGCGTGAAGCATGGTATTAGAAATAATTGGTATTATGCTTGCAGTAATCATTTTATCTATTATCATTAATGGTGTAGAAGATTACTGTAAGCAGAGTAAAAGGGTAAATATGTCTTTCAAAGAGGCTATGGATTTGGTAGAGTTGCCTGTGGTAACATTCTATAATGGAGATAAGAAACTTAACTTCTTGTTGGACACTGGAAGTAACATCTCCCAAATTAACAGCTCTATTCTTCCTCTTCTTGACCATAAGAAGATAGAGGAAAAAGACATGGATGTAACAGGAATTGAAGGTAATAAGGTGAACACTGAGTTCTGTGAAATGACAATCACTTATAAAGGACAAGAGTTTGTAGGTGATTTCTGTATTCATGACTTGGATGATGCCTTTGCTATTGTCAAGGGGGAGTCTGGTGTACAGATTCATGGTATTCTTGGTAGCCTGTTCTTCCAAAAGTATAAGTATGTCTTTGACTTTGAAAGTCTTATTGCTTATTCTAAGAAATAATGGAAGATATTATAAAACTTAGGTCCAGATATGAAGCTATAAACTACCTCAAGAAAATGCCTAAACCTGATGGTACTGATTCTAAAACTTATGTACTTAAAACTGATGTACCCACATTAAGAGTAGGTGAAGTTCAGGGAGGAAATAAGTTTATTGACCCATCAGGAGGTCCAATGATTGTGGTAGGATGTGAGCTTGAAGAAGCCAAGGCAGTTGTCAAATCTATAGACTTTGTTGAGGGTTATGGATGGACTATAACATTTGAATGATGATATATTTTGTTACTGGTCAGAGAGAACTATTTGAGTTTCCTAATGCTAAGTATAAGTGTATCTCTGTAGAAGAGTCTCTTAGGATATTAGAGCCTCTTCGAGTGGTAGGTTTAGATACTGAAACTACGGGTACAGAGATATGGCAGGGTAAATTGCTTACTCTTCAGCTTGGTAATAAGGAAAATCAAGTTGTAATAGACTGTATGACTACTGATGTCAAGCAGTATAAGGATTATCTTGAAAGTGACAGATTATTCATCATTCATAATGCAAAGTTTGATTTAAGATGGCTGTATAAGGAACATATTGTAGTCAGAAATGTCTATGATACTTATTTAGCTGAAAAAATTCTATTTCTTGGATTCCCACCTGGCATTGTATCTTTGTCCTTGCAAGCTTGTTGTGATAGGTATTTAGGTATCTTTCTTGATAAGACTGTTAGAGGACAGATACATGCAGGTATGACAGAAGAGGTTATAGTTTATGCAGCAAATGATGTTGTACATCTTGAGGATATTATGAACTTACAGCTCAAAACTATCACTGCAAGAGGTCAGAAAGTGGCACTTGACATTGAAAATGAGTTTGTAAGAGTCCTTGCATATATTGAATATTGTGGTATTAAACTTGACCCTGTTAAATGGAAGGCTAAGATGGATAAGGATGCTGAGAGGTTAAGAGTTGCTGAACATAAACTTAATGAGTGGGTAGTGGATTATGTAATGAAGAAGGGTGACCCTTCTCTCATAGCAAGAAACTATGATACTCATAAGAAAGGCAAGCCAGCCAAACTTGCAGATAATGTGTATGTGGTAATACCACAGCCTTCATTATTTGCTGAGTTTGATACTGGACCTCAATGTATCATTAACTGGAATAGTTCTAAGCAGGTAATCAGATTGTTTGAAGAACTTGGGTTTGACCTATTAGTCAAAGACAAGAAAACAGGCAAGATGAAAAAGTCTGTGGAGTCTAAGTTTATAGAATTGCAAGCAAGTAAGAGCAGTATTGTTCCTTTATACTTGGAATATTCAGCAGCTTTCAAGGTAGTGACATCTTTTGGTCAGAACTTCCTTGATGCCATTAATCCTGTTACACAGAGAATCCACCCAACATTCAATCAAATGATGGATACAGGTAGGTTGAGTTGTGGTTCAGGAGGAAAAGGCAAGGGAGGTAAGACTAAAGATGATGATATTGCAGAGGAGGCAGATGAGAACAAAGACACTTCTACACAAGCAAATGATAAGAGTGTTAATGTTCAACAACTGCCAGCCACAGAAGAAACAAGGGCAGCATTTGTACCTGAAAAGGGTCATTTGCTGGTAGATTGTGATTATGGAGACCAAGAGGGTCATGTATTCACTGAACTATCCAATGATAGGGAATGGATTGCATTTTATAATGACCCTGCCCAGAGAGATGGACATTCCTTTGTAGCCAAGATGTGTTTCCCTAAAGACCTTGATGGGGTTGCAGAGAAGGATGTCAAGAAGGTAAGAAAAGACCTTAGAGATTTGGCTAAGAAGGCAAGGTTCTGTTTCAATTATAATGGTCAGGCTCCTACAATGGCAACTAATTGTAACATTCCTGTGGACTTTGCAACTGAGATTTATAACAACTATTTCAAGAGATTTAATGGTATAGCAAGCTATTTCAAGGTACAAAAGAGAGATATGTGGAATAGAGGCTATATCCTAATCTCAAAGATAACTGGATTAAGGGCATACATCTATGACTATCCTATACTGAAAGGTATTGAAAGGAGAAAGAATGGTATGGAAGATTTCTGGGATATATACAAAGCTGCAAGAGATAGTGGCAGAGTAATATCTGAGATTCCACCATCTGTCATGCAAGAAATTGCAAAGAAGTTTGCCCAAGGTGCTCCTATTGAAGAAATAGCTGTTAGATATTCATATAAGGTTAAAAAGGCAGGCAAGGTAGAGGAAAGATTCATTGATATTAACAGGGAGACTGTATATGTGTCAGTGATGAAACACTTATGGAAGAGAAGGAGTGCTTCTGACAATCAGTCATGTAACTATCCTTCCCAAGGTACTGCTGCTGCAATGACTAAGATAGCAGGTATTAGATACTTTAATCACTTGGTTAATGATGGGCTTATATTCAAAGTCCTCATTCCTAATGATGTACATGATGAGTATCTGATAGAGCCGCCTGAGGAAATTGCAGAGCAGGAAGCTAAGAAGTTAAGTGAGTGTATGGAGTATGCAGCAGCAATCTTCTGTAAGAAAGTAACTATTAAAGCTGTGCCAGAATTAGCAGACCATTGGGTTCATTAATATGGAAACTTGGAGAATAGCTATACCTATAGTAATATTCATACTGTATGCAATAGGTGTATGGTATGTAATAAGACTAAGGATAAAAGAGATTAGAAGTAAAACCTATGTTTATCCTAAGACAGGGCATAAGTATATGCCACTCTACAGATGCAGGATTCTTCATCCTGCATCTGGAGAATGGGTTAATGCCCTAATTTATAAAGGGATGGATGATGGTGAGTTGTATGTCAGGGAGTGCAAAGACTTCTTTGATAAGTTTGTGAAACTTTTAGACTGGGGAAATGGAACAAAAGAAACAAAAGAGAGTGGACAATGTTAATCATCCTCCACATTATACATGGCTTAAAGATAAATGTGGGATTGAGGTGATTGATATAGTAAGACACATGGATTTTTGCTTAGGCAATGCCATTAAGTATATACTTAGGGCAGGACATAAGCAGGATGCAAGCCTTACAGATAATCAGAAGGAAATTGAGGATTTGAAGAAGGCTATATGGTATATCAAAGACAGGATAAAACAATTAGGTGGTGAAGTATGACATTTATAATTCATTTCAAAGGTGGACATAGGGAAACCTATAGTAATAGGTATGATGAGGATGTAGAGCATGAGAGAGATGCAGCTTGGGATGATGTCTATGCTACATTTCCTAATGCAGAATACATTGAGTCCTTCTAAGTCCATCATAGGAGGGTAGAAAGATGAGTGGAATTAAGGTTAGTGTTAAAACAAAGGCTAAAGAGACTCTGAAACTATCTAACCACCTAAGGTCATTTCTTTTTGAACAGGAGTATGGTGAATTGAGTAACTGTACTCCTGCTCAGAAGAAAACCCTTAGGGATGCTTTGTTAGTTTTGAACTCTGTAGTCAGTAAAAGTAAATAAATATGCCAAAGATAATTTTATGCCGAGGTATCCAAGGTAGTGGCAAAACTACATGGGCTAAACAATGGGCACTTGAAGACCCTGAACATAGAGTAAGATTCAACAATGATGACATCAGAAATATGTTAGGTAAGTATTGGGTTCCCAGCAGAGAGGATTTAGTAAAAAGCTTGAGAAGTGCTTTCTTGTTAAATTCTATGTCCTATGGTTTTGATATTGTTATTGACAATATGAATCTCAATCCCAAGGAATTGGAGTACTATAATGGAGTGCTTGATGGTTGGAATAATCCAAAGTGGGCAATGCCTGATGTAGTAAGACCAAAGTACAGCCTTGAATTTAAGAACTTCTTTATACCTCTTCAAAAGTGTATAGAGAGGGACTCAAAGAGACCTAATCCAATAGGAGAAGAGGTCATAAGAAAGACTTATGAGAGGTATAAAGACATTCTGAAAGTGTAGTATGAGACAATATACATCAAGAGAGTTCATAAAGATAGTGGAATTTAATGGTTTCCATTATAACAGATGTAAGGGAGACCATGCTATCTATGTGAATGATAAAGGAAAGCATATCAGCATACCTAAAAATCTTGAATGTGTAATTGCTCTGCGCCTGATTAAAGAGAATAACTTGGTAATTGATATTAAAAGGAGAAGATAAAAATAATGGACAATTATAATTATCCTATGGGTGCAGATACTAAAGATGCACCCTGGAATCAGGTTGATAATCCTGAAAGGGAAATTGAGGTCACAATAAGTGTCACCCTTAGTAAAACTGTAAAGATTAAGGTATCTGACTATGAGATTACTGACTCTGGAAAGGATGAAGATGGTGAGTATTTTGAGAATATAGATTACTCAAACTGTGACCTTAAAGGTGCAGTTGAAGAGCAAATTGTATTGCCTCAGAAAGCTTGGAATTACATAGCTCCTAAAACAAAGAAGGATGTTAAAGCCATCTCTGATTTGAAGGACTGGAGTGTTGATGACTTTGAAGTGATTGAGGAATACTAAACTTAAAGAAGTATAATGAAAGTATTAAAGATTTATTCAAGAACTTGTGGACCCTGCAAGGTGCTGGAGAGCAATCTCCAACTTGCAGGTATTCCACATGAAAGTATAGATGTTCAGTCTATACGGGGTGAGGATATTGCATCCAAGTATGAGATAAGGACAGTACCTACTCTCATTTTAGTAGATGATGAGGGAAATGTTGTAAAAAGACATAGTGGTCTGTTAGGTATTCAAGAATTAAAAGAATTTTGCAATGAAGCTGATTAAACCAAGTTTTGAAATATGGGAACAGTCTGTTGGTCTTGAAGGAGCTTATAAACAGATTGAGAAAGTAGGTAGAGTATGTTATAAGTCTGAGGATAAGATAACAGAAGATTCTGCCAAGCCATTTGTAGATAGGATGATTAAGTCTGGTCATGGTGCTATGTTGGAACATGGTACTATTTATATGGAGTTTGTTCCTTATAAAAATCATCCAATGCCTAAATTTTATATATATAACCCATATAGTAAAGTAGTTGAATGTGGTGGTAATATGTATGTTACTACCAATATGAGAGTCTTAGTAGAGAATGAAAGGCTCAATGACCTGCAATATATATGTAAACCTACAGAGTTCCATGAGAGAAGAGTTACTGTACACTTTACATGTGATAGAGGTGTATCACATGAATTTGTAAGGCATAGAGTAATGTCTTTTGCTCAGGAAAGTACAAGGTATTGTAACTATTCTAAGGATAAGTTTGGTAATGAAATTACCTTCATTATTCCTTGCTGGTTAGATATTCCTACAGGTCAATATGTTTATTGGGATGGTGATTGGTGTGATGTTGATAAGATGAAGATTCAATTACCTGAAAGAGAACATAAGGACATTGATGCTTTCCTATGGACTTTGAATAATGCAGAAACACATTACACTTTGCTTATCAATAGTGGATGGAAGCCACAGGAAGCAAGAGCTGTCTTGCCTAACTCCTTAAAGACAGAATTGGTTGTAACTGGATTTACATCTGATTGGAATCACTTCTTTGACCTAAGAGCAAGAGGTACCACAGGTGCTCCACATCCTCAGGCTAAGGAATTAGCAGAACCTTTAATGAAGGAATTTATTGCAAGAAAGTATATTAATAACTAAAAAAAAAGATTATGGCTTTTGGTATGGAGAAAACAACTGTAGCCACTCTTCCTTTTAGTGAAAGGATGGCAAGCATCAAGTCTATGTTTAAGACTGCACATGAGGATGCAAGTAATCTCCATGCAGAAATGGAGCAAGAGATTGCAAAGAAAGAGTCTCAAATTGCTGCATTGCAGGAGGACATCAAAACTATTGATGTTACTAAGCAGGAGGCTGAAACATTTATGTCTAATATAGAAAAGCTTATTTAATATGATTGAGCAAATAAATCAGTTAAAACAAGGTTCCATTATTAGTGAGAGTTCTCACTATATCGTGAACAGAGTGTCAGGCTCCAATGCTTGGCTTACTCATTTTGAAAGTGGTGAAGAGGTTCAGATTGGTATGAGTTATCTGAAGAACTATACTAATTCTGCTGACTTGTTTGAAACTACAGTAAAGGTAACTAAGGAAGATAAGAAGGATGGTACTCTTGGTATTAGAAGTATCTGGGAGAACATCCATTCTGGTCAGGTATTTACTGTATGCTTCAAGAAGCAGGATAAGCCTAAGAGCAAGAAGAAGCTCAATGAGGAGATTGACTATCTTGTAGACCAGTTCTCTAAGGATATTGATAAGGTTAAAGCAAGTAAGAAGGGAGTAGCTGAAAGGGCTAAGCAACTCATTACTGAGCTTATCAAAGAGCCTATCTTACCCTATGAAGAAGGTGAAGATAGAGTCCTTAGAGGCTACAAGATTCAATTTGAGTCAAGAGATGGCAGATATGATTGTGTAGATATGGATATTACCAAGACTGATAAAGAGTCAGGTATTAGACCAGTTAATATCAACACTATCAAGTGGCTTATATTCAATGGTGTCAAGTACATTGTTGAGTAATCTTATAAGGGAGAATAAGTTAAATACTTGTTCTCCCTTTAGCTTTTTGAATAAAAGCTTGTGTATTACAATTAAATTCCTTACCTTTGCACAAATAATATTTTAAATTATATGAGTTGTTTAATTATAACACCAGAAATTAGAGAATTAGCTAAGAAGTTTCCTAATGAAACAGAGCAATCAGTACTTAACTTGGTTGGACTGTGGCAGGAAAAGAATAATAAGTCTATTGAAGATGTCCCATTAGGATATGAACTTCAAGAGTTTATTAAGGAGCTGAGAAGTAGTGAGGCTACTGAACAGCTTGATGAGGCACTTAGCAGTTCTTTTGATACTCCAAGGATTACTTCTGTTGAGGAGCAGCAAAAGGTAGACCTACTCTTTGACCCAAGAACAAGAAGAGATAGAGTAACCCTTATTGCAAGATTCTTCAGCAATGAAGTTGATAATGCCTTGCAGGAAATGACTGATTCTTTGAAGAGAAGAATTGATGATACCAGTGGTGTAGAGAAAGAAGAATTGCAGGCTGAACTTAATAGCTTGGATAGATTCTCTGCTATAAAGAAGTACACTCCTGCTGGTATATTCAAGAGAGTAGCTAACATCTTCAATTCTTATGTACAGGATACAGAAGAAGGTAGAATACAGCAAGAACTTAATGCAATCAATTCTATGAGAGGTGCAGATAAGTTCTCTGATGAGCAGAAATTAGAAGCTGCCAAGAAGAAAGCTACTTATAAGAATCAGGAATATAAGAAGATAGTTGATGACCCTTATGTCTACAAGGCTCTTGCTGAGGAAGCAAGTACTTTGCTTGTAATGACTGAGGGTATTAGGATAGACCCCAACTATATTGCACCTGCTGATGCAAACCTCAATGATGATGACCCTGATGGTAACAGTGAGGTAGATAATGAAGCAGAGGATTGGAGACAAGAAGAGGCTTATAAGGATGGATGGATGACTAATTTCAGACAGGTAAGTTCACATGAGTCTCTGTCACAAGCTGTAAGAAAAGTAATCAGACAAGTACCTAAACTTGACTATAGAGGTAAGTATGAAAAGGATGATTTAGGTTTCACAAGATACCTTGATGCTGACTATGTTCATGCTACTTTCATTGACAAGTTAAGGAACATGATTAACTCTGATGATATGCTTCCTTTGATGCAGGATTTGCAAAGAATCAAGCCTTGGGTTAAGCAAGTAACCAAGTTACTTCAAGGTGATGAGACTTTATTCTCTCAGTTCTATCAAGACTTCAGAAAGGATTTTATGCCTTACTGGATTCAAAAGAAGAAGATGATGCCTGATGGTACTTTCAAGATGGAAACTATTGCCATCAATAAGCCTGAAGGTGTGTACTATCTCCTTGATGCTTGGAGAGATAACTATGAGAATGGAGTACAGCTTGATGATGATAGTGTATATGAGAAGAATGGGGAAATAAACAAGGACAATGCAGCTAAAGGTTTACAATGGACTGAGACATTGAACAATATGTTCCAGAACCTTGATACAGAATCCAGACTTCAACTCTTGGAGAGAGAAGATGTATGGAATACCATAATGAAGTTGCTTCATATGTTAGGTATTGATGCCAATCCTTCTGTATTAAAGACTGCATTAACTGATATAAAGACAGCTCCAGGTATCACATTTACTGACCCAATTATGCTTCTTTTACCACAATTGAATGTTATATTCAGTGGTATTAAGAAAGGTGAAGTCAAGTCTGAGACAAGAGAGGATGGTACTGAGAAGAGAGGAGACCTTATCAATACTTTTGGCTCTGCTTACAACATGATTGCAAGTATGATGGCAGAAGTAACTGAGGATGCTATTGAGAGTAGTGTCAGAGAGAATGATAAGTCTTACTATTCTCATGTTACTCCTAACTACTTAGGTAAACTTATTAAGAATCTCAAGAATGTTATGAATGACAAGGAGAGATTTGAACAGTTTATGCAGACTGAGTTCAAAGACTATGAGTGGTTCTTTAAGGATGGTCATTGGAGAAATGATTGGCTAAGACAGCTTGCAGAGTCTGATGAATTGAGAAGAGGTCTTAACCATAAAGTAGTGCTGAACTCTGACAAAGTAGACTATACCAATTGGGATGATTTGGACTATACTTTAGCTCTTCTTACAGAGTATTGGGGAGACCCTGACTCTGCAAAGTCAAGTATAAAGTATGCTTGGTATCATGTTCCTATTCTTTCAGATAGTCCTTCTGCTGAATTTATCAGATTCAGAAAGTACACAACAGGTGATGTACTTGATGAAAATGGTAAGAAAAGAACCTATGATGATGTTATCCTTGACAAGTTAGTAGACTTGGTTAATCAAGAGTATGACAGAATCATGCTGGTTAGAGAAAGGGATGAGGCTTATCAGAGTGGAGATAAGAGTGTAGAACCTATTGCAAACTATGATATTGTCAGAAAGAAAGATGGTAGTATAAAGAGTATGGGAGGTGCAGAATTTAAGTTCCTTCCTGCACTTAACAACATCAGATATGACAATGGAGAGACATTCATTGATAGGTTAAGCAGACTTAAATCCACAGGCACTGGTGCTGAACTCAGAAACTTTCTGAGAACTGCTCTTAATGACATGATGGAAGATGGTTTTGAACAAACCTACAGAGATTGGTCAAGGGCAGGACTGCTTGATGAACTTCCTAATGGCAAGTACAAGTATCTTCCTTTTGAAGGTCAGTCCAAGCAGAATGCAATAACTGCAAAGGCACTCATTAAGGCTAAGGATGCTTTAGGTTCATTGTGGAATACCAATATGGAACTAATGCTTAGAGCCTACAACAATAATAGTGCTTTTGATAGCAGAGAGGCTAATAGCCTAATGGAGCAAATCAAGGCATTACTTACAGATAAGGCAACAAGAGGTGAGATGGAGTTGAAAGATGCTCAGTCAATCTCAAGAAGCCTGTTTGTTAAGAACAATGCTAAGGATGCACTTAGGGAATACTATTGGAACAGTAAGTTAGCTACTTCACAAATTATCCAGCTTACTACTACAGACCTTGCTTTCTATAAGAATCTTGAGGACTTTCAGAAGAGATATAAGGAGGTTCATGCCCCTGCTCTCAGACTGAATACTAAGGCTACTTATAAAGGTGAGAGAATTGGTAGGGACTGGGAAAGAACTATCTACTTGAAGGATGATGAGATAGTATCTTCTGTACTTGAAGACATCAAGACTGTACTTGATGAAAGGGTTAGAAGAAATGAAATGACCAAGATAGACAGAGATAATATCATCAGCAAGTTTAGAAATGTGAATGTAGCAGATGCTCAGGCATATAGAAGTTTGAGTTCCTATAGGGCAATACTTGGTATGTCAGGTCAGTGGACAGATGATATGGAGCAGGCATATAACAACTTCAAGAATGGAGATTGGAATATCAAAGACTTCAATATCATTTGGCAGACTAAGAAGCCTTATGTTTATACACAAGTCAATAATAACAGTGGCATTGAAGGTCATACTGGAATTAAGACTCCTGTACAGCATAAGAACTCAGAGTTCCTATTACTTGCTATGCACGAACTAATTGCTGGTCCTTTAGGAAGGTCAGGCAAGCTGAAAGCCATAAATAAGTTTATGGAGGATAATCAGATTGATGTAGCTCAGTTTGAGTCTACTACTAAGGTTGGAAAACAAGGTGTAATAGATTTGAATGATGTAAATACAGAGGCTGATGTAATTCAAAGGCTTAAAGATGCTACAGGCATTGGATTTGGTAATGAGAATCCTAATGTAGTACATAAAGTATCTTATGAAGATTATGGTATTCAGACTGCAACTCCTGAACATGCTATTGATGCTGTTCAGTTGGTAGGTACTCAGATTAGAAAACTAATTACTGCTGACATCTCTGATGATACAATCATTGAGGTTAATGGTAAGAAGATGACTAAGAAAGAGTGGCTTGACCTGTATAATGCTATCAACACTGAGAACATTCTTCAAGCATTTGCTGATGCAGATGAGATATTCAAAGACCCAAAGAAGGTAGAAGAAATCTTACTTGAAGAGATAAGAGGTAATCAAAGATATGGTATGGATATGATGAGGGCTTGTACTCTTGATGAGAACAACAACTTCAATATTCCTCTCTTTGACCCTGTGCAATCTCAAAGAGTACAGACACTCCTTAATAGTGTAATCAAGAGTAGAATTACTAAACAGAAGATTAGAGGAGGAGCTTTAATTCAGGTATCTGATTATGGCTTGACTGATGAACTTCATGTAGTATTTGAAGGTGAAGGTGCTAACAAGAGGATTAAGTATCTTGAATGTTATATGCCTGCATATAGTAGAGAGTTCTATGAGCCTCTCATGGACCCAAATACTCACCAGCTTGATGTAACTAAACTTCCTGAGGATTTGAGAAAGTTGATTGGATATAGAGTCCCAACAGAGGATAAGTACTCAATGGCTCCTCTGTATATTAAGGGATTCCTTCCTCAACAGAATGGTTCTGCAATCATGCTTCCTGCTGAGATTACCACTCTGTCAGGTTCTGACTTTGATGTGGATAAGATGTATATCATGTTACCTGAGTTCAGAGTTAAAAAGTATGATATGAGACAGGCAAGAGAGGACTATGCAAGAATGAATAGCCTATTCAATCAAGTATTGTCACAGTTCACTCATAGCCAGTTGGCAGAAGATATTCTCAATGCAGATACTGATGACTTTAAGGAATGGTTCAAGGAGAATAAGGAGAAGTACAGACTTGCCAAGCCTATTATAAGCAAGGTAAAGTATGACTTCAACAAGTCTCCACAGGAGAATAGTCTTGAAGCAAGAAATAACTTGCTGATAGATATGATGTATGGAGTTCTGACTAATGCAGATACAGCTTCAAAGATTCTTAACCCAGGTGGCTTTGATTATCAGAAGAAGTCTGCAAGAATAATGACCATTCTCAATGATTCTTATGAGAGTGACTTGGCTCAAGCATTAAAGGATGTAGGTGTAGAACTTAATAAGACTGTACAGAAAGGTGTAAAGTCTTATCCCAAGTCTATTGCTTCATATCTATTTGACTTAGACCTTGATACTCTTGATAAGTTGGCAGAAAAGACAAAGGTCAAGATGGACCCATTATCACCAAGAACTCAGGTAATGCTGCATCAACAGAACATGACTGGTGCTAAGTTGATTGGTATTTATGCCAACCATAATGCAAACCATGCTTTGATGCAACATACTCAGTTAGCTTTAGATGAAGAAAATGGCTCATTTGTATTGAATGGAAAGAGACTTACATCTCTACATGATATTATGAATGGTGACAAGGAATTTATCTCAAAGAATAATGCTGGATTCTTGGCTGCTTCTGTGGATAATGTTAAAGACCCTGTGCTTGCAGCACTTAATCAGAATACTTTCACTGCTGATGCTTCTATGCTTCTCTCAAGATTAGGTTATAATCCTATTGAGATAGGTCTGTTAATGATGCAGCCTATAGTTCAAGAGATTACTCAGACCTATTTCAGGGAGAGTAGAGAGGGCAAAGGTAAGGATACTATCATAGATGAAGTACTGGATAAGTATAAGGAGAAGGCTGCTCTTAATAGTGACTTGACTTATGATAACTACAAGAATAATAGCTTCTATATTGAAGAGCTTGCAGACAATATAATGCTTGCTAAGGAGGCTGTTACTGATAGGTCTCAGACTTCTGATTTCAGAAAGATTGAGTTCTATCAGAAACAAGTTGCAGTTGGATATTTGTTCAAGAGAATTATGAACTCTGCTGATGCTTTAGGACAGTTAGTACAGGCTACAAGGTCTGATACCCAAGGAGGTGCTGCTGGTCCTACTATTGCAGATACAGAGTTGAAGATGCAGAAAGTGAAAGACCTGTTAGACCAGATAGAGAATAATGACAAGTTCCCATTGAAGAATGCCAATGTAATACTTGATGGTCTGTTATCAGACAATCCTGACACTGACACTCTAAGAGAAAGACTATTGTCAGCTCCTCTTCCTTTCTTACAGGCTTTCTATACTCTTGGCTTACAGAAAACAGAAGAAATGTTAGGGTCTTACTTCCCTCAATATACTGAATCATTCAGAGCTGTAATTGATAACCTTAGAGACATGACAAAGACTGGTAAGTTGAATGTAAAGACTATGAACAGTATTTATAATGACTTGCTTGCCTACATCATGTCAAAGAATGGATTCTTTGGTTCTGAATTGATTGTAAACCCAGACTCAGAAGTAGGTGATGTTATTGTAACTTCCTCTGACAAGAGAAAGGATTTCATCAATAACTTCCCTGAATACTTCAAGAGAGTGGTTACAGATAATGAGGATATAGCTGACCTTGAATTTATTAAGAGACTCAAGGTAATCAGGGCAAATGACAGTAATCCTGTAGACACAGTAGTGTTTAAGAATGTAGGTCAATTAAGTCCTACTTTGAGAGAAAGATATATGAGAGATTGGGCATCTCTGTTGTATATGAGTAACCCAGAAGCTCAGAAACTTGCTCTTAACTTATTCAGATACAGCTATTATAGGAATGGCTTTGCATTTGGACCTTCAACCTTTATCCATTTGGCACCTGTGGCAGTGAGAAATGCTATCCCAGAGTACATAAGTACATTGAGAACTCTCTTGTCATCAAGTGATGACTATAGTCAATTTGTAGACCAGTATGTCTATAACCACTTGGATAATAGAAAGTTGGTTCCTGAAATCCCTGATACAGCCTCTGTCCAATTCATAGGAGAGGATAATGAAGTTAAGGATGAAGTTACATTTGTAATTGATGATAATGCTACCTTTGGAGATAAGAAAGTTATCAAGAAAAGGATAGATACTCCTGATGGTCCTGCTTATGACTTCTTTAAGTATATAGGTAGAAGAATCAGAGGAAGTTATGTCTATTACAAACTATCATCTGTAGGTACTGAACAAACTAATGTTGCAACCTATGAAAGGATTGAACCATTAGGTTTCAGAAACAGCTTCATTGAATATGAATATGGCAAGGATGTAGAAGAGATGGAAACTGTAATTGATAAGAATAGGAAAGATTATGACCCTTATGCAGATACATTGTCAAGATTTGACCTTGGAGATGCTGAGGTTGATTATGATTCTATGCCTGATTATCAAGGTATGCCCCAAGAGTATTGGGATTCTATTCCACAAGTAGATACTGATGCCTTCCAACAGGTATATGGCACTCCTCTTGATACTTCTGCTCCTAAGGCTGATGATGTAACAGCTATTCAGCCTAATACAGAGTATAAGGATGAGAATGGTGATAATATTTGTGGTGCTCCAACATTATATAGTTTATAAGATATGGCAAGAAGTTGTGCAATTATTCCAAAGGTGAAGAATAGAAATGGTCAGGTAGTGGACAGCAAGTTATTCAAGGACTTGCTGTCCTTCACCTCTAACAATAGAAGTGAAACTACAAGACTGTATCTTATCACAAAAAGCAGTCAGTTCATAAAGGACTGGCAACCAAGATTAACATTAGATGAAAACAATGAACCTACATTGAGGAGTTTGCTAAAGCAGACTAATCTTAGTAAGGTCATCCCAGAGACTAAAGTACTTGAAAGGCTCAATAGAGAAATAGGGTACTATAAGAAGGGAGTGGACAGACCAGCCTTATGGGTAAACAATGATGAGAATTATCAGAAGTTGAAACAGAAGGCTATAGCCTTTAATCAGAACTCAGAGTATAGGGATGATTATGTAGCTAACATAATCAAGATACAAGATTCTGAATCTCCAAGAGTATTCATTGGAGTAAAGGTTGAGAAAAGAAACAGGCTTAACTCTGTTGATGCAGATAAGATGGAATACAATGAAAATCTTAATAATAGGTTGAGAGGTATTCTTGAATCTCATGGAATAGGGATAGGTGCTTTGACTGACCTTGAAAAGAGAATGGGTATTCATGGTGTAACTGACTTTGATGTTGCAAGAAATTCAGCAAATGGTCTTGTTGAAATGATTAGGCTTGCTAATGGTATTCAAGGTGAAAGAGCACTTCCTGAGGAATTTGCACACTTTGCCATTGAAGCTATGGGAGATAATCCACTTATCAATAGACTTATCAATAACATATCTTCCAATGGATTGGCAAGAGAAATTATAGGTGAGGACTATGACACCTATGATACCTTATATCATAGTGATGAGGCTAAGTTGGCAAAGGAAGCTGCGGGTAAATTACTTGCAAAACATCTCCTTCAAGGAGAGAAAGTTCCATCTGCCCCTTACAGTAATCTGCTGCAAAGAGTAATTCAAGCAGTTAAGAATTTCTTCAAGAATCTGAATGCAAGTCCCATACAAAGAGCTATGAAGGAGGCTGATAAGAGCTTTGGTTCTTTAGCACAGCAAATCCTTGATGGTAGTATAGATGAGGCTATTGACATTAGCAATATTACTTCAAGTGGGGTGTTTTATAATACCTCAGAGAGAGTAGCAAGAGATAAAAAGCTGCTTCAAGGAATCATTGAGAATGAGTTGAAGAGATTGAAGATTTATGAAAAGAGAAATCCTAATAGCCAGTTTAGTGCTAATCAAAGGTTACTCATTGATAGATTGGATATTGAATTAGCTGACAACAATGAGATTGAGGGTATCTATACTTTTGTTGAGAATGCTCTTGAAGAATTAGCCAAGGTAAGTGACAGGCTCACTATGTTGCAGAATACTCCTGCTACCAATGTTAATGAAAGGGCTGGTGTTCTAAGAGATGTCAGAAACTACTTGTATAGTTACAAGCATATTACTGATGATATTAGAAAGGCTCTTATTGATGAAGAGAGATATGCAGACAATAGATATGGTCAAAGGGTAAGGGTTGTGTTAGATAACACAACTACACTACTTGGAGACTTGTTTGTCAGATACAACAATGTAGCAATGCCTCTCTTTGTTGATTTTATTAAACCTTTTGTAGGGGAAAGTATAACTGTTCCTTTTGGCAAGTACAAGGGTAAGACTATGACTGCTGAAGACTTGGTTAAGATAGCTGACAAGGATATATCTTTCTTTGATAGATGGCTTGATTCTATGGCAGACTCTTCAGATTATATGCTGAAAGTTATGGACCAAGCTGTCAAGAAGAGTAAAGAAAATGCAAGATTGGAGACTATCAATGTTATGAAGGAGCTTCAAGCTGCTACCATTAAGTTAGAGCAAGCTGGAATTAAGAACACTGATTGGATGTTTGAAAGAGACAGCAAAGGTAATCTTACAGGTAATTATATCTCTGAGATTAACCAAGGCTTATTCAAGGAGAAAGTCAGAGAAATGTTCAAGTCCCTCAATGAGAAGTATGGCAAGAATCCTGTAGGAGATAATGCAGAGAAGTACAGAAAAGAGAGACAGGCTTGGTTTGATGCTAATATGGAAGTAGTCAATGGAAAGAAGCAACCTAAAGTATCAATCTATGGCAATAAGGCTTATCAGAATTTGAATCCTGCCCAAAAAGAATACTACAATAGGATTATGGAGATAAAAGCCAAGCTGGATTCATACCTTCCTGACAAGTACACTACCTTAACTAATGCAGTTAAAATCAGAAAGGACTTACTTGAAAGAGTAAAGGCATCTGATGGTGTAAGGTCAGGTAGTACACAAGTATGGGAAGCTGTTAAAGACCAATTCATTAGAAGGGCAGATGACACTGAGTTTGGAGACAGAGCTACAGTAAAGGACTTTGAAGGTAAAGAGGTACAAGTACTTCCTATCTATTATACCAAGATGAAAGAGGGTGAAAGCCCTAATGACTTATCTACTGATATAGTATCTACCCTTACAGCCTATGCAGCTATGGCTAATGACTTCAATGAAATGAATAAAGTAATTGATGTTCTTGAGCTTGGCAGAGATATGCTGAAAGAAAGGGAGATTATACAGACAAGAGGTGGTAAACCATTGGTTGAAAAGTTCAAGTCTGTAGGTAGGAAAGTTGAATCTACTCTCACTAAGTCTGGTGATGAAACAAGGTTCATGCAGAGACTGAATGACTTCTTTGAAATGCAGGTATATGGCAGGTATATGGCTGATGAGGGTACATTTAGTAATACTAAGATTGATAAAGGAAAGGTAGCTAACTTTGTTAATAGAGTTACTTCTCTTAATATGTTAGGTCTAAACCTGTTAAGTGGCATATCAAATGTTACTACTGGTAAAATTATGATGAGAATTGAGTCCTTTGCAGGTGAGTTCTATAATGAATCCAATACCTTACATGCTGATAGAAATTATGGTAAAGCATTACCAGAGTACTTAGCTGAGATAGGTAACAGAGTTAAAACAAGTAAACTTGCTCTATGGGATGAATTATTCAATGTATTGCAGGAGTATGAAACTGATGTTAGAGAAGTAAACTTTGATAGAAAGACTTGGTTCAGTAGAATGTTTGGTACCTCTGCTTTATTCCTTATGAATAATGCTGGTGAGCATTGGATGCAGAATAGAACTTCATTAGCACTTGCAGATGCTTATAAGATGAAAGCTCCTGATGGTAAAATAGTTTCCTTATGGGATGCCATGGAAGTGGTTCCTATAGATAAGAACAACAAGAAGTTAGGTGCTAAGTTGCAGTTAAAGCAAGGTTATACTAAGGAAGATGGCTCTGCATTTACAAAGGATGATATTATAGCATTTAGTAGGAAATCTGCTGCTATAAATCAGAGAATGCACGGTATTTACAATAAGGCTGATAGAAGTGCAGTGCAAAGATTAGCTGTAGGTAGAATGGGTGTTATGTTTAGAAAGTGGATTAAACCATCTCTTAACAGAAGGTTCAAGTCTGCCACATATAACTATGATTTGCAAGCATGGACAGAAGGTTATTACAATACTACAGGAAGATTTATGTGGCAATTAGCCAAAGAGTTGAGGGAAGGTCAATTTGCAATAGCTGCTAATTGGAAAAACCTTACAAAGACAGAAAAAGCCAATATTAAAAGAGCTGCTACTGAAGTAGGTCACTTCTTAATTATTGCTGCATTCTTGGGTCTCATGGATTGGGATGATAATAAGGATAGACCTTGGTTACAGAAGATGATTGAGTATCAAGCAAGAAGACTTTATACTGAAATTGGTACACAGGTTCCAGGTCCTCAAATGGTAGGAGAGGCTCTTAAAATCTTAAAGTCTCCTGCTGCTGGCATTAATACTCTTGAGAATACTCTTGATTTAATTGGACTTATGAATCCATTTAATTATGAGACATTTGCAGGTGAAGATGCTTTGATGCAGTCAGGTAGATATAAAGGAGAATCTAAAGCAACAAAACTATTCTTTGAATCTCCACTTATTCCAATGAACAAAACTATTTATAGAGGTTTACATCCTGAGGAAGGTATTCCATTCTTTAAGCAATAAAGTTAATTGTTAATAATAGAAAGGGGAGTGAGTAGATTAAGTTCTACTCCTCCCCTTATTTTTTTTTATTTCCTACAAAATAAAAGGGAAGTAACATTTCTGTTACCTCCCTAATAAAAAATTTCATCCTACTGACTAAAAGGCTATACACTTAATGGCTTGGTCTCTTTCCTCTTGAGAAACTGAATCAAACTTCTCTGCTGTCCAACCTTTCTTCAATAGGTTCTCTTGTAGTCCTGAATTTAGCATTTCAAATGAAGAATTGGGTACTTTCCTGTATCTAATGTCATTATTAGTAGTGGAGTAGGTACCTATATTCTCTGTGGCAGACTTTACTTGGTTAGGATTGATTGCTATATATTCATCTATATCATAAGATGTAGAATCCTTTACATTCAGGACAATAGTACCATCAAACCCTCTTTCCTTATTTACCCTAACCATGTTATCTATAGTCTCAAAACTATTCCTTGGCTTAGGATATTCAGACTTTAATGGATTGTTAGTATAATCTCTTCCCTTGTAATCAATAGTTTTTACGTTTCTTATATTAATGAATAAAGGCATAGCCTTACCATAATGCTTGTCTGCTGCTGTCTCATTGGAAGTTGTAAATATTGCTCCATCTTTGAAAGTATTAAAATTCTCTGGGGTACCATGATACACTACTAAAGGCTCACCATTTTCATCTACAGCTTTTGAGGCATTCTTAGGGTTATTCTCCCAATCACCAAACCAATCTTTGAAAGCCTTAGTTCTGACTTGTGCATACTGTGCTTCTGTTAGATTAGTAGGTTTTCCATTTGGAGCTAGTAGTTTCCCCCTATCATCTCTTTTTGCTTTTGATAATATGTTTCTCTCTTCTACAGTATAATTATTTATATCTCTTAATTCACTTATAGTAGGAACTTTGAATGTGCTATCTGCATACTTACCCTCATTAATTCTTCTATAGTAATCTATCAGAGAAGGTCTCATGTTATTCCAGTTAGTAACCTTGGTAAAGAGTTCCTTGAAGAAATCAAGTATTCTCTTGCCTAAGCCTCTATTCTGCCTTGTCATTACATACTCTCTGAATCCTTCTGCCATGTCTTCCTCTAATGAGAGATTATCTTTTTCACCATATAATTTCCTTGCTTCATCATATAGTGCCTGTCTCTCATCATTGTCAAGAAGAAGATTAAATGCAGCATGGAAAGCTTCATGGTATGCAGTACCTTCAGCAGCTATGTCAGACAATGTGATTACACCTTTATCAAATTGACCCCAAGCTAAAGCACCTTGTCTACCTACTTTAATAAGACCTTTTACTACTTGTACTCTATCATTCTTACTTAATTGAGGTAGCACTCTACTAATCCAATTAAGCTCCTTTTCCTGATTCCATACTGTAGCTTCTGTGTCATCTACTCTTCTTAAAGTAAATTCATCTTCAAACTCCTCATCATGGTCATTTATTGCCTTTTCCTTTTGAGCAGTATAGGCAGCACCTGTCTGGGTATTACCTTGATTAATAGTTGCAGGAGTCTCTACAGTAGTAATAGGAGCAACACTTACAGTAGGTACTGCATCAGGGTCAAACAATATAGTCTTTTCTGATGCTAAGTCTTTCATTCTTTGAGGATTACCTAATAAGGCTTTTCTAATGGAATCCTCAACTTGAGACTCACTCATACCTCCTTGTACAGGATTATTCCTTATAAGTAAGAATGTTTTACCATTAGGAAATACTGCATAGTAATTATTTGAAGCTACGTGAGCTGCTTCTCCCTGTCTGCCAAATCCCTTGGTTATATTAGGAACCTTGGTTATATGGACATCTACTTCTGTAATACCTGCAACAGGAGTTAAATATCCTTTATGTAACTTACCATCCAGCTCAAAGTAACCTACTCCCTCATCAGCATTATTCATACTGTGTTCAGGTGTCAAATCTTCAATAGGGTTCTGTGTCTCTAATGAAGTTTCAAAGATAGGTAACACTATCTGAGCTTGTGCTGGAGTAGCAGGAGTTTCTGTAGATTTATCTACTTTAACTGCACTTACCAAAGGCACATTAACAGCAGGATTATATGTAATAGGAATACCCTTTTCACTTTGTACTGATGATACATTCTCCTTATTATAACTCAATACAAATGGCATTACAGCTAACTTAGTAACTGGTACACCATACTGAGATTCAAATAGGTTCTTGTAAGCAGAAAGTTGTAAAGTATAGTAATCCTTTGCACTCATTCTTTGAGTAGCAGATGGAGTGGTAAAGTAATTAACCTTGTGACCATATCTGTCTGTAAAGTCATAGAAGCTGTATCTACTTGTCTTTACATCATAGATTCTAAAGTTACCATCCTTGTCAATAGAAAGAATATCAACCTCACCTGCAACTCTTGTACCATCAGGATATTTCTGGAACAATACAATATTATCAGCAAGGAATCTCTCTCCCATTTGCTCCATATTTGACTTAATCCTATTAAGGGAAGTAATCAAATCTATGAAAGCATTTTCTGACATATTGGATGGTCTTGCTATCTTAGATATATCTCTTATAGTAAAGTACTGTCTGATGATACTATCTACTGCTGAACCAGCATCAAGTGCCCTTTGTGAATTAGTACCAGACATCTTGTCTCTTACTATATTCACAATAGTATCTCTACTCTTGGTATCAGTCTTTCCTCTATAAGCAGTCAAGTCTACCTTAAACTTGTTCTCCAAATATTTTAAGTAGTTCTCATACTGAGTAGGATTATCTACAAACTTGCTAAGATTAAGTCTTGCTAATTCAAGAGCCTTTGTTTGCTTGTCAGATTCTACCCAATTAGAGCCTAATCTACTATGCACTCTACTATATTGGTGGTATTCACCATCATCCTCGAGTACATAATAGAACTCACCATCAGTTCTTGTCTTATCTACCCTCTTTTGGTTCTCATATATTTCACTGACAACCTCCTTAGACTTAGCAACTCTATCCTCTTTTTCCTTCTTCCTACCTGCAATAGTATCCTTAACATCTTGTGCCTCTTGACCACTAAGGTATTTCTGTTTATTTCTATCAAGTACCTTACCATCAGGAGTAAGAACCTTGTTATCTACCATCATTGAAGAGTTAGTAGAATCCCCAAAGTTATCTTGTGCCCAAGCTAAATCAAGCAACATTCTATGGGCGTAATCAGATATTGTTACACTTTTACCTTGGTCATCCCTAATAGTATTTGTCTTTAAGTCCACATAGTATGGCTTGTTTGAAGATGTAGATACTATCCTTGTGCCTGTAATAGCACCTTCAGTGCCACCTACAGGTGTCTCTATCTTCCTCTTAGGCTGAGGTGCTACAGAAGCTGGGCTTATAGCCTGATGTAGATTACCTTCATTATCAAAGTAATCAGTTGTGAACCAGTTACTTCTTACTGAAGCTTCAGTAATATTTGAAGTAAGGATATTAGAGTTTATCAATCTGTTATTGTATGCACCCTCATTTATTCTTCTTGTGCTGACCTGTAAAGGAAGATTGAACTTGATAAGGTGTCCAAGTATCTCATTGTATATATCCTCAGGATTCTTAGGAGTACCTAATGCACTTGTATCTCCCAAGTCTTCAAGAGCAGTTGCATCAAAGTTTATACCTCCAATTTCTGCACTCTTACTACTTGTAGAGAAATATACATCATACTTGTCCTCCTTGATTTGCTCCTTTCCATTAATGATTACTTTCTCATAAGTACCATCTGGCTTTCTTACCTTCTTACTGATAACAATACCATCACCTGCCTTACTACTAAACCAAGTAACCATAATATCCTGCATATACAAGTCTTGTGCCAAGTCTTGCATAGCAGCAGATACATCATCCTGTGATGTAGCAGTTGATAACTTAGTAATGGCATTCTTTATATCCTCTCCAACAGGAGTAGAGTTCACACTACTATCATTCAGATTGAACTCTTCATTATTGAAGTGCTTAACTCTTACAGCAGCAGGAGAATACTTACCAGCTCCATTAGGTATAAGCAGATATAATCTACCTTCCTTTTGGCTCATATCCACTGGCTTGATAATAAGACTGTCACCAATCTTACTATTGGTAGTAAGTACACCATTCTTTATGATACCAAAGATAGGCTTTCTATCAGTTGAAGATACATTAGGTATCTCAGATAGACTTCTCTCAGTATTACCATAAGGAATCCTACCTACCATTACCTTAGATACCTTTGTAACAGGTGTGGCAATAAACTTACCAGTCTTATTCTGCCTGTTAGCATACTCACCTCTTATCCTCTCTTCAAGACCCTTCAGACCCTCATACCTTGAAACACTATAATCAGATTCATCTAAACTACCTACTACTTGGTTGTTCCTCTTGTCTACAATGAAAATTGTATTCTCATTATAGTCTGGGTCAATCATAAAGCCAAGTTCATCACCTGCCTTTAAGTTACCCTCATTTACATATCTGAATGCTCCTTGGTCTCTTAGATAACCATAGATGCCAGAGAAATCTACATTCTTTTCTCTTTCATTTACTACAATACCAAATGGTCTAAAGTCTCCTTCTTTACTTGCTTCTATATGCAATTCAGGTATAGCAGGTCTATAGAATTGATTAGAAGTATCTCTACTTGGTCTCTGTGGAGTTTCTACCCTTTCATTGGCTTTCTTATTCTCCTCATTAACCATCTCAGCAGTTATATTACCTACAGGCAATTCTACTGTAGGCAAAGCCTCACTACTTGTTACAGCAGGAGTAGTAGATGTACCACTGTCTCCTGTAGCAGTCCTATCATCACCTCTTACAGTTCCCTCTCTTTTTTCTATAGGCTTCTTATATTCAGGTGAGAATCTATCCTTGAATCTATTGTCATTGTTTACTTTTGACATTGCATTCTGCAAAGCATATTGAGCTTCCTGGAATCTTGTTGCAGACAACTCAACATCACCTTCAGAATCTTCATCAAAGGCATTCCCATTGTTGATATAAATTGAGTTAGGATTAGCTAATTGTTCAAGGTTTTCAGAGTTACTGAACTGGTCTTGAAGGAGCTTCATAGCATCCTGCTTAACTTGTGGTTCTGCATCTGACTCATTAAGAACTCTCTCCACTTCATTATTGTATTGTGAAGTTTCTCTGTAGTTCTTAGCCATTTCACTACCCTCATCCTCTAAAGCCTTTAGGGTTCTATCCCTATTCTCTATATCATCCTGACTATCTAATATAGTCCTGAACTCTTGTAAATTCTGTGCAGCATTCAAAGATACTTTCAAGTCATCAGACTTCTTCTTAGTCTCTTGCTGTGCAGCTTGCTCATCAGCTCTTGCATGGTCTTCTGCTTGCTTTTGAGGATTCTCAAGGTACTCTTTTAACTTTGCATTATATGTCTTTGAGGCATTGCCTAACTTGACAATATCATTCAGCTTAGTTGTAATATCCTCTTTCTCATCTGCACTAAGTACAGTTTCATCTACTTCATTAATTTCCTTGATAAGACCATCTACAAACTTAGGATTAGTTGCTAATGTATGAGCCAGTACCTTATCATCCTGACCTCTAACCATATTAAGAGTGTTGATAGCACCTTCAATGGCTCTTACATTCTTATCTGCCTGTAAGTATCTCTCTGTTATATCTGCATGGGATTGACCTTCAAAGTCTCTGACTTGCTGATTGAATCTAAGGAATGAGTTTAAGTTACCTATTACATTACCAATAGCTGACTTTACCTCTCCAGACATAGCTGTTGCTCTCTCAGCCCAGTTGCCTATCTGAGACTTCATCCATGTCAATTCTTCAAGCTGGTCATCTGATAATTGCTGACCTGTCTTAATATCAAGCTCATCTTTTATCTTCAGATAATTGTTGATAGTGTTGGTCATTTCATCATGGTTCTGCTGCAACTTCTCTATCATCTCCTGCTTACCCTCTGGAGTAGCATACACAGGATTGCCATTCTTATCAACAAATGGACCTACCTTAGAACCATCTTCAAGAGTAGTTGTAGTATTCTCCACAATAGAGGCAAGGTTCTCATCTGATGTGTCAAAAGCTGCATCAATCAAGGTAGTAAGGTCTTCCATCTTGCCTGCATTATCAAACATAGCAATATCAGATACTAATTGAGCATGTTCTGCATTCTTAAAGTTGAACTCATCACCTTCCTCAGCAGCCCTGTTCATATCATTCTGATACTTATTATGCCTGATAAGACCTTGATAGTAGTTCTTAAACTCAGGAGAGTTTATCCTACTATTCATGTAGTTAGCAATCTCATTTTCCCTTGCTATCTTCTCATTATAGTCTCTCCACTCATTTATGGCACCACCCTCAATAGTAATAGGAGATTGTAGTGAACCTGACTCACTTCTAACTCCTCTAAATCTTGGCATACCTAATGCACCTGTCAAAGAACCAATAAAGAACTCTTCCCATGCAGAGCCATCATTTACTGTCTCATTAATTCCCTCAGCAAATGATTTAGTCCAACTCAGAGTTTCTTGTGCAGCCTCTGGGTCAGTCTTTGACTTGTAGAAGTTATTTACATCAGTAGAGTAATAATTGCCTGATATTCTACTAGCCATACCTTGAGTAATTTCCTCAGTACCTTCAGACAATGCACCTTTTGTTATTGCAGCAGTAGCACCTAATCTTGTAGTACCAGCAGTATATTCCCCTGCCTTACCTACTATATTAGTAGCCTTTCTTGCAGTCTTGAATCCATTAGCATACAACTTGCCAAACTGGATTATATTAGATGCAGTAAGGATAGGTATATTCATAAGCAAGTCTGCATTACCCATCTTCAATCTGTCCTCACTTAGTTTGCCTAAAGCTGCATTATAAGACTCCTGTTCTTTCTTTATAGCATTCTGATATTCTATGTATGCAGGGTCTACCATTTGACCTTCTCTTGTTCTCACAAGAGTACCTTTAGTATCTTCATACCTATTCTGTATAGCTTGTACCCTATCTCTATAAGTATCGTCAAGCTGTGCTTTATGAAGTTCAAACCAATCCTTACTATTGTTAAGTGCTTCAATTCTACCCTCATTTACTGCTGAAATAGTAGCACCTACAGCAGAATTAACTATTGCTGGAGCCTTTGAAGACTTAGCAATAGCACCAATAAGTTGAGGTAACTTAGTTGCTTTTAAACCAGCAGCAGTAACACCACCACTATAGAAAGCACCTACTGTGAAACCTAAGTTCTTGATAAACTTATCACCTAAGAAATTGGCAGTGAAGATATTTTCATACCAAGGCTGCTCTTGTTCTGCCCTTGTATAATAGTTAGGCAATGCTTGCTCAGACCAATCATTAACAGACTGCATAGCCTTAGAGAAGTCATTATCCCAAAGACCAGACCATCTGTCTTCACCTATTGCAGTTCCTGCTCCAAATATTAAACCTACAGTACCATCAAGGAAAGTAGTACCTGCAAGTATAGCACCCTTAGCAAGACCTGCTCCTATCTGTGCATACCAAGGTTGGTTTTCAGCTCTTATATCTTCTAACTCTTGAAACTGTGCCTCAGTTGCAGTAGGCTCATCAAACATACTTTCACCCCAAGGTGTAGTAGTTCCCTCTAAGGATGATTGTACCATCTGCTCACCATGTGCCCTTGCATCATACAGTGAAGTAGGAGCAGTATTTGCTCCTACATTCATACTGAATGACTTAAACTCTGGACTAAGGTTAGTGTATGGCTCTTGATTTGCTTTTTGCAAATCTCTAAAAGTCATTGGACCACTCTTAGTAATATCTATATCCTTTACTTTAGTTGCTTTTGCCATATCTTAATATCCATAAGGATTAAACTCTTGTTCTTTTGTCTTATTCTGTACTCCTAATTGAGAGTGGAATAAGTAGGCTTGTTGTATAGAATTAGCATATTGTTGCTGTGCATAAGTAATCTCATCTGGAGTAGCCTGATGTACATTACCTCTTGCATCAGTATATTTACCTGTACTGACTACATGTTGCCATTGATTTGCAGCAGTCATTGCCCTATCCCTATTCTGTTCATTAGTTGTATTGATACCAGCAGGCATTCTGTATCTTCTTACATTACCCTTATCATCTTGTATCATCACAGTAGTACCATAAGGACTGAACCTTGTAGCAGTTACCTTGTACTTATCACTCTTCAAGTCTTCCATAGTGATTTCCTCACCTGTATCCTTGAATTTCTTAGACTTGCTATCATAATCTACTTCTTTCAGACTTAATCCTCTACCAGCAGTCATAATAGCATCCTTCATATCACCCTGCTGAGCACCTGCAATAGGATAGTCATACTCAGTAACTCTTGTAGCATCATACCTTGAAGTTCTTCCTGCTGAAGAATTAACATACCTGCTCCATACATTACCAAGATTACCAGGTTGCCACTTACCCTTTGTTACCTTATGAGCACCTATGCTGTCCATAAAGACTCTGAATGCTGATGGTGTCTCTCCCTTATGAGTATCAGCAACTCTAATAGTAGTGCCTTCAGGGGTAGTCATAACTTTTCCTGCTACTGTACCTTTATTCTTTCTATTATACTCTTTCCATCCTTCATAAGTCATCCTCATCTGACCATGACTATCTTTATAAAAGTACTTGGAGTATCTCTTCATACTCTCCTTATACCTCTTCTCATCCTTACTCAGCTCTCTACTACTATAGATATTCAAAGGATTGATAGCAAGATTATTCAGTTGGGCTTGTTTCTGCTCTGCTGCTTGTCTTGCAGCAGCTCTCTTCTCTGCTCTAATCTGCATAGCTTCTTGAGCAGCCATCTTAGCTCTCCAATTATCAAGAGTCTGATATTGAGTTTCACCAACTGCACTCCATAGACCTTGTTTAGCATAGTCAATAGCCCTTGCAATAGTAGCTTGGTCTCCCCAGTTCCTAACACCACTTGAATTAATGGCATCTTCAACAATCCTTGTAAGCTGAGGAGCAGCATTAGGATTATCCTGTATAGCCTGTAATACTGCTTGAGAACTAAAGCCTTTCTGCATCATAGTCTCATAGTATGAGTTGCCCAAGATGCTTCTCCACTTCCTTGGCTTCTCTTGCATTTCCTTAGCCAATGCAGATGCAGCACTTGCAGCCTGTGCAGTAATTAACTTACCTGAATATGCTTCATAAGCTAATTGAGGATTCCTTATATAATCATCAAGACTTGTAGTTGCAGCTCTTCTACTCAACATCAATGTTGGGTCTTGAAGGAGTGCTTGTTGCTGTTGCTCTGCTTGTTTCTGTCTTGTTGTATAGGCTTGCTCAATAGGGGTTATTTCCTTGCTATACCTTGCTCTCATATTGAGCATATCTCTTCTACTTGCAGCATTAAGTCCTTCTCTTGCTAACTGACCAGCTTGCTCTTCAAGGTCATTTGCATAGGTCTTATACATCTTGTAAGCATAAGGGTCAGTCTGTTCATTAGCCATTTCCTCCCATACACTTGCCTTAGTAGCAAGGTCTCCATACTGGTTCTCCAACTCTTGGTGAGCCTGAGTAGCCATCAAGGTTGGAGCTAGCATCTCTTGGTAAGAGAATGGCTTGAATTGTGAATTTATTACTAAACTATAATTAGCCATATTACTTCTTCTTAATAGTTAAATAACCACCCTTAGCTTTCTTTTTCTTCTTAGCTTTGTTGGCAGCATCCCTTACTTCTTTCTTCTCTGCTTCACTAAGAGTTTCATATCCATTCTTATATGTAACATTACCCTTGCTGTCAATAGAGTAGTATAATGCAGGATTACTCATAATCATATTTCTGCTATACTCTTCTCTACCAATATCTCCAAGAGAATTAAAGAAGTTAGTAAGGTTAGCACTCATACTTGCACCTCTCCTTGCATCAACAGCATCTCTCACTGCCATAGCCTGTGCAACACCACTTAGCCTTGAACTTCTTGCCTTTAATGCAGCCTCTTGATTTGCCATTGCAGCCTTGAGTCCCATCTCAGCATTGGCTTGATTAGTACCTCTATTAAAGGTTTCAACAGCTTGTCTTTGTGCCAAGTTATACTCTTCAGCCTGCCTTGCAAGGTCTCCTAATCTACCTTGGGCATTATAGTCTACTGCAAGTAAGGCTGCATTCCTTGAAGGACTTGTAGTATTCATAATAGCCCTTCTTGTAGCACCTACTTGTGCATTGAGTTTATTTAGATAGAAGTTTCTATCAAAAGGTCTATATTGTAAGTAGTTGCCTATTGGAGTGTAACCTATTGGAGTATAATTACCTGCCTGATTAGCTGCTTCAAGTATTGCATCTGCACTTGTATAGTCTGGTCTACTAAATAAGTTCTGACCTAATCCTATTGCAGCACCTATTACAGGAGCATATCTCAGGTCTGTATCATCTAAATTACTAAGCAATCTTGATACAGCACTCTTTTTCTTCTCAGGAACTTTAATTGGGTTTTTATTATAGTCATCCAAAGAGGTGCCTACATCATATCCTGCTCTCTTAGCAGCAGCCCTTGCCATATATTTAGGAGTTTCCACAAATTCTCCATTAGGAGTGATTCCTACTCCATATTTATAAATGTCATAAGTATTCTCATCGGGGTCTGTATAAGCCATATCTATAAAGGGATTATAACTATAATTGTCTTCTGTAGGTTCAAGGAAGAAATTTGCCCTTTTTAAATTATTACTCCTACTTCCTAGACCATCAAATAATGTACCCATCTTACCACCATGAGCATATTGTACTCCTTCTTGACCCTCTTGAGCCTGTTGTCTTACAGTCTCTTGGGCTTGTTGCAGTCTGGACATAGAACTTAGAAGTCCTCTCTTACTTATTGGGTCATTAGGTCTCTCCTTTGATTCATCACCTAACTTCTCTGCTATTGCAGCAAAAGAATGTCCATCATAAGACTTAGGGAGATTAAAACTCTCCAATAGACCACCATCAGCAAATAACCTATTACTGAATACATAGTCATTGAATATAACCTCACCTTGCTCTACAAGATTTGAATTTCCTTCAGCATCCATTCCCATAGGTACACCCTCCATAGGATTTTCTTCATGAGTTCCACCATTACCTACTATAATTTGTCCATTAGTAAAGTCAGCACCATGAGTATTTAAGTCTCCTCCAAAGCTGTGCCATTTAGCAGCATTTCTTGCAAAATTAGCCTTCTTCACCATAGCAGGAGAATAATTCTCTTTATTAGCTAATACCTGTGAAGCAAATGATTGCACAGACTTTCCATGCCTTTTAGCTGCTGCTGTGAAAGTTCCCCTCTTAGAGGGTTTGATATGTATTTTGCCTCCCTCAGCAAAGGTATTTAACTCTGGAGATTCAAATGAGTTAGGTAATGAAGTTAATCTGCCTTTATTTGCAGCATTAAGAGCCTTAATACCTAAGTTCTCCTTAGCTAATTCATAGCCTATTGCTCCACTTCCATAGCCTTCCCATATACCAAGAGGACCACCAAAGGCTGCAAAACTTGCCATAGCATTAAGGTCTGACTGAGTGTCTGCTGCCTCTGTTGCATTTTCAAATGCAGACAAGGCTCTTTCTCTTGCAATGCCCTGTTGTTTTTTAAGTGCTCTATACTTTTTCTTAGCCTTGCTGCTAAATAGACCATCCTTACCAATATCTGACTTGGAGAAGTCTGCTCCAAAATCTTGATTAGCCCATTGGTCTTCTATAGAATCAGCACTGCTGTTATCTACCATGACAGTATTCATAGCCTTGTTGATTCCTTCAACCTCAGCAATCTTCTCCTTATTTAACTTGGAGCCAAACATCCTGTTTGTAAGACCTCCAATAATGCCAGTACCAGCAGATATGATGCCTCCAAGTACAGGATTAACTGCACTTACTGCACCACCTATAGTACCACCAATATTACTGATTGCACTACCTGCACCTGATTCAAGTCCTCCACTAATAGCACCACCTGCAATATTACCCACTGCACTACCTATGCCACTTGCTAAGCCTCCTTTCAGCATACCAGCAACATTGCTTCCACTGAAAGTGCCTTTCAAGTCAAAAGGCTTAGTTCCACCTAAAGCATTCTTGAAATCACCACCCCAATTATAGTAATGAGGGTTGTATGTAAATGGTCTATTAGACCTTCTCATAATTTTTCTTTTAGCCATATCATACTAATTTGTTTGCAAAGATAAACAAAATATTTGAATTATACAAGGATATTATCCAAAAAGTAAAGGGAAGATAAGTAATAAACTTACCTTCCCCCTATTATTACTCAAAGTAATGCACAATCATATCATGCAATACAGTCTTATTTACATTTTCTTCTTCCATAGACAGCTTAATATATAACCAAGGATTCCTCATTCTATCTCTACCATTTGTCTTAGCTCTTGGTATATTAGCTCTCCAAATCCTAAATTTTCTCTTTAGATTTGAGGGCTTTCCTAGCGTATTCTTTAGCTTAGAAATACCCTGTTGGTATTCATTCCATACAGTTAAAGTGTCAAATGTTACATTAAGTAGGTTGCCTTTCCTATCCCAACTATCTGACCTAAACTCAAGATTATTGAATATCTTATCTACAGGCATATCTGGATTAGCTATTATAGTAGTATAGAACGGTTGGTATACTCCAAAGAACATATTATAATCTCCTTCATTATGCAGCCAAAGTTTATTATCTCTTATCCATATCCCTTTATCAAGGAGATTAGAGAAATATGGGGTATTCTCATAACTATAAAACGAAGTAAATTGGTTTAATAACTCTGAGTATCCTAAGCAAGCATCCCTTGATATAAACAGTATCTCATCATTTGACTTATCATAATAAGTTACAAAGCTATTAAAATCCACAGGGTTCCATATGTTCATGCTTTTAGAGGCTGTCTTAATCCAGGAATGGAAACCTAATTTATCTGATATATTATTTAATTGTCCATTAAATAAATATATTCCTTTTGCTATGTCATCTACAAAATAAATACCAGCAGGGGTTTCACATATAGACCACTTATTTGTGCATCCCACCTTATCAGATATATATCTCTTGCCTTGTACTTTACCAGAGTTAGCTATTTCAATAGGAACACCTTCAGTAGTACTTATTTGAGTATTCTCATTATAAAGTATTTGGCTAATACCTTTGTCCTGTATAGCAGTGATATTGTTATTAAATCTTCTTAAAGCTCTTACAGTACCCTTATCTCCATCAAGGTCAAGAGTAGATGCAAGGGTAATGTTAGTCCAAGTATCTACCAACTCTCCAGCAGTCTTAGTTTTAGTCCAAGTGATTGAATTATGGAAGTTATCCAAGTTCAATTTGTTTGGATTAATTGTCCTATAGTTGAAGAAGTTATTAGGCTGAGAATATACATCATTCATCAAGTTAAAGTTCTCAGGAGTAATTGAGAAGTTACTTATTTGACCTCTGTTTCTGTCATATCTGCCATCAATGTTCACTCTTGTTTCACACATGAATGATACAATATCAGTCACTGCATTCTGGTCTTCAAGAGTGAAAGGATAAGTCTTGATATGGTCATATCTTTGGAAATAGGTATCACCTTCTTCCCATCTGATAGTAATACTACTCTTGACTCCATTATTAGTATCTACAAGAGAAATTGGGTCTCCACAAGGCAGCCATGTATTATTCTCAAAGGCTTCTTCTGTCTGACCACCAAACCTGTTCTGTACATTGTCATTATACAATTCTCCTAACCATAGCCATCCATGCTGAATACTTGATACACCAGATATAGGACCTCTTGGGACACCAGTAATAATAGTGTCTTGTGATACACTCTTGGTACTTCCTGACTTATCCCAATACATGTGCTGACCACTTGGGGCACCTGAGTCCTGTGCATTTACAAACCAAGTATCATTATACTCACCATCCTTAATATTAGGTAATATTCTTTGAGCACCTGATGTAGTATAGTTCAAGGCTAATACAGCATGAGGAGTAGATTTATACTTAATCCTAACAGGGTCAGTACCTGTAATTTGGTCAGTAAATCTACTATCTATCTGTGTATAACCACTACTAAACAGGGTATGTGCATTAGTCTCTGCACTTTGAACTCCAGTAGTCATAATAGGATAGCCATCCTTTTTATCACCAATTCTTGAGATAGTAAGAAGCTTATCTACATTGCCATAGTAGTTAATATCTGTAAGACCTGAGTTCTCTTGTGCAGGTAATCTAACAAGTGATACCTCATTAGAGTCAAATACTGCAACTCCTGATATACCAGTTCTTGTGCTACTATCACTTACATAAGCATTCCATATATTACTTGAATCCAAGTAGACTGACTTATATGAATACCTCATATTAGACATTTTCTTCTTGTCAAGCATAGCAGACCTATAGCCATCAGTAGCATACTTGGTGTTATTCAGTGAACCATTCCTATGCCAAGGGTACACAACAAATCCTGTGGTAAGATGCTTGATATTACCAGTATCTTTCTTATAAGCAGTTAATTCATCAAACCAAAAGGCACCAGAGATTAACCCTCTCCATCCAAAATGAGAATTACCAAGATGTACTCCAATCCCATCATAACTAAAATCATTTTCTGCACCAATAGGTTCCTTGTAGAATCCAGCAGGCAACTCTGAACTATCATAGAAGTTATTAACAGGAGTGGAAGTCTGAATATCAATATCTGAGGCAAATGCAGTTAGAGGAACCATACCTACTATCCTTAACTTCAACCCTGATGTATCAATACTTCTTACTTCATTATCAAACTCTATGTCAGGAGAGTGGAAAGTAAGTATTGATTGGTCAATGTAGTAATTCTCTGCATTGTTAGATACCCAACTTGCAACATCTGAATCAGTTGCAGTATCATCAACATAGGGACCAGAAGGGGGATTCCAAATACATTGAATTTCTGCATTTCTATTACTATTGCCTGGGATAGGTCTATTATGTCTAAACTCAGCCCAAGCTCCCTTATTAACTATGTCAATATTGTATTGTGTCCCTTCTGAAGTAACTATAGTCCTATTATTGGACATAATGCCTGCCCTTGAATATGCAGATGGATTTCCTAAGAATTGTCCTAATCCTACCCAGTCTCCACCCCAAGCACCTTCATTGTTTTGATTATAATGAAAGGCTTTATATTCATCAAATGGTGCATTAGGTCTTGTAAACCAAGATGACTGTGCAAATGGTGAATTACCAAATCTATCAGATATATTATACACAGTAGGACATAATATACCTTGACATACAGCCTCTCTATCATTAATAGTAGGATATACTACAACAGGTCTTATCCTAACATACCCATTATCAAGGAGTCTATTAATAATAGTACTATCATTCAATGTGAACTCTGCTACAGGCAGACCAATGTTATTAGAACTATAGAAAGTGGTATCTATGTGTACAGTATTTCTAACATCATTAATCCATATAGGCTCAGACCATTTACCTGTATAGTGCTGTGCTTGAATACCAAACCTATAATATTCAAGATATTTGAATGTCTTAAACTGATAAGAGTTCATCTTGAGTTGGTTACTATAAGGATAATAGCCCTTGGCTTCTGGAGAACTTATACTTTTATTATAGGTAGAGAAGGTAATGCTTTTACCTTTGAAGTAGCTTCTAATAGTAGAGTCAAGAGTTTTTCTCTTTGTCTCAATATCTCCAAGGAACAAAGTGTTATCTTTCTGAGTCATTGTGCCAAATACCACTTCCTCACCTCCAATATATAATAACTCAGTAGGGTCTACTGAATCTCCTGATGAACCATTGTCAGTGTAAGTGACTTTAGCTATATTAATAGGAGGAGCCAAGTCTACAACTCTCCTAACATCTGGAGTTGCATTTATGCTTGTTCTATGTATTGAGTAGATTCTAATATAATCAAATCTTCTATCAACATTAGCAACTTCTATATTAAAGCTATTGCTTACCTTATCCTCAGGACTTGCACCTCTATTATTGTATGATATGTAATAAAGTGGAGAAGTATAGAAGATATTACTCTCCTGACCATACTTGTTAAAGTAGGTAAAGGCATACTGTATAACTCCAGGAGCAAAACTACCATTAGCTGCAATATTCCTTTCAATGGTGATTTCCTCATTTAGGCTAAGTGTCCTCACAAAGTTGAATGAATCAGTATTCCATTTGCTTACTACATCAGATGCAGCAGCTATATTGATTACTCTTGGCTGGTTCAGACCATCAGTCCAATATACTTTCTTGATGTCCTCATTCTCATAGAATACTAAAGTTTCTATAGGGTATTTTGGATTAAAATTCAAGTTACCTCTAAATAGAATTTGTCCCTCTAAATTATTACCATTTATTTTTATCTTATATATTTTATCTTCCTTGTCTTTTATATTTGATGCAGTATCTGCTGTAAATAGTATAAGCTCATTATCAATTACTGCTTTTCCTATTACTGTGCCTTCTATAGAATCTATTCCACCAACATTGGCTAACTTTGTTCCTCTCTCATTAACTAGGCTATATAGTGTATTATCATCATTTGTTATAACTCTAATATTCTTATTTTCATAAGCAAAATCAGAGTTGAAAGCAGAGACTGCTAAATCCCTTTGCATTCCTTTTGTTTTGAAACTTACACTCTTTTGCATATTACTGTAGTTTTATGTATTCTTGGTCTCCATTATTCTTAAAACCATTACTGAACTCATTAGTTCTTTGTAATAATGTACACCAACTATTTTTAATGCTTTCCATCTCTGATATAGATGGGATGGTAAATTCACTCTGCAATTGACCAGCCAGCCAAGCATATTGTTGCTGAGTATTCTGCAATACAGCAGGTGTAATCTTGCCCATATCAAACAGAATGGTAAATGCCTCTCTCTTTATATATGCCTCAAGTGCCTTCAGGAATACAGGATTATCAATAAGTAGTGGAAATCCATCCTTATCTACTGGGATTGCCTTATAGGACACTGATACATCTCCTGTCTTGAAGGATACATATAGTACCTGTCCTTGTGTTTTGAAGGACAATTCTTGTGGCATCTTGTAACCAGCACTTCTGTCATAGTGCTCTCTTGGCATGAAATTATCAGTCATACTTCTAAGGCATACACCAGTCTTACACTCCTTAATCTGATTAATCTGAATACAATTACAGGGTAGCCTTCCCCTAAAATCCTCTATATGTATTGTTTCTTCTCTGTCTTCAAAAAGTTTAGGCATTCCAAACACTCCCAAGAAATCAATAGTATGCTGAACAGCCTGTTCAAGTGTGACATCTTGCAACAATGGATGCCTAAGTATTCTTGATAGTACCTCTTTTACACTGACATAATTATATTCCTTTACCATAATATCTCCATATAAAGTTTCCTGCTCTTTTTACTTTTCCTTTACAACATCTAAGTATAGCACCCCTACTAACAGAGGTGAATTTCTCAGCTTCATTAGCAGAAGAAAATGACCTAAGATATTCTCCTTCTAAAGTAAATTGAGATACCTTTGACTTCTTATAATCTACAGCTTTGCTTATCTTATCTCTAAATTCCTGTGATTTATAAGAAGCTATATTTCTGAGGTGACTTTCTCTTATCTTGTTTCTTGCTTCCTCACTACAGACATGAGTTCTGCCTTTTGAGGAATTTGATATTTTACTCCTTGTTTCTTTAGAGGGATTGTATCCTAAATAACCATCACCACCATTAGTCATGTTATAAGATATACCTAAACTTTTATAATGCCTAATAAGTTCTATTTCAAGACTCTTGGCTCTTTTCTCCTTTAAGTCAGTAAACAATATTTCATGTTTTATATTATCCCAACCATACTTTAATATAGCATTATAAAAATATATGCAAGTCTTATACCCTCTACCGCCATTCCACCTCTTGTTTACAGATTTGGAGGTAATCCCAACATATACTTTGCCTGAGGGAGAAGTATGCCTATATAATATCCATCTTTTCATAACTTGAAAGCATCTATCTTTCCTTCTTTTATTCTTTGTTTTAATCTCTTCTTCAGTTCTCTATTGACATTAAATTCATAGAAGACCTGATTATTGTAGTCTGCTAACTGCTTATTATAGTAGACCTTAAAGATTTCTTTTTCCTCCACTTTAACAAGTGTTTTTTCCTTATAGGCTTCCTCATCTTCATACCATAGTTTAAGAGTTTTATCCCAGTCTATAGGTAGATTAGTCTTGACTTTTTCTCCATCAAGACTAACTCTCACATCATATTTCCTTAGCTCTATTCTACCCATTCTATGTGGTAACTTAATATCATTACCATGAAGGAAACTATCAGCTAAGTAATCATTGACTTTCCTTATAATGCTATAGAACTCATGTTCTGTAAGACATCTTCCTATATTAAGCCAACTATTTTTTCTTATCCACTTATAGGCATCATATACACCATAGGAACCTCTAACCTTGTGAACCCTTGGTTCATTTACCTTTTTAATGGAATTTAGGAAATCAATCAATCCTTTATCTTTCTCTTCTTGACAAGACCCCATAACTCACTATTTAGATGCTACTTCTGACAACTCATCCTTTGCATCATTGGTTTCATCCTTAGGTCTATACTCAGCACCTAAAAGTTCTTTAACAACCAATTCAATAATTGGTGGTACAAGAGCATCCTCTATAGGGAAAGTCTTGTCCATAATATCACAATTAATACTATCTCCAGAATCCTCACACAACAGGTCTAATACAGATTCTATATTCTCAAAGATACCAGTAAGCCTGATTTTCTCCAAGTACAGATATTGTGGATTTGAAGATTGGAGGTATAAGTAATTATCTGGACCCAATGAAGCATAAATGATATTCTGAAGATACTTATTGTACCCAACATATCTCATTCTCTCCCTACTCACATAGGTTATCTCGCCCAAATAATAATTTATAGGATAGACCTTGGGGGTACCTATCTTCATCATAAATGGAACCTTCTCCTTACTTCTAAGGAAAGTGCCTCCCTCACATGGTACTCCTGCTATAGCAGGAACTTGTATAAGATTCAAGCAGATAGTCTGATAGTTACTTTCTGGTATTGGTTTCTTAATATCAGAATATCTTTGCTTCAATATGAAGTTCCTGTAATTATTGACTAAGAATAAGACATGTTCCTCAGTGAAGAAAGCATCATCACTGGTACTCTTTATCTCATCAAGTACCATATAAACTATATCCTTATACTTCATATACTATACATTTCTTATTAAAATAAAACTCTTGTGCAAAGATAAGCAATTCTTATCAATTACACAAGAGTTTTATTAATTTTGTACTTACTTAGTTACCAATTTATTTTGAGGGGGCAGGAACAATATCTTCAACCTGCTCCTCATAAGGAGCAAGAACCTTTACTACCTTGGTATCTTGAATCTCCTCTATATTCTCTTCATTAACTTCTACTCTGTGAGCAAGTTCAGAGATGTCTCCTAAATGTAATTTGTTCATATCAGCATTGTTACAATATTCTGGATAAGGAACTAAACATGAGGTGCCAAATACTTTATAGAGAGCTTTCTCAATCTCTCTATAATCATCCTCATTTATAAATCCCCTGAAATCTTTATAGATAAACTCTTGTATTGCAGTAAGGAATAGTAAGCTATTTACATCTTCATAACTGATATATCCCAGATTACTGAGGGTAGAGAAATATCTCACTATTGAATTATAAACTATCTCATCCATAGCAGCTACAAGATTTTGTATAGACAATAGTACCTGCCTTATTTAAGCCCTTTATAAACCTATTATAATACTCTATGGCTTGAGCATAGTGTTCAGTATTTACACTGGTCTCAATTGCTTTAAACTGCAAAAATAGATTTATAAAGTTTCTTGGTACAGCACAAGTTTTCACGGTCTCTCTCACATAGGACATCATAGCATTATATAATGCACAGGTATTGAATGTAACACCAAGGGTGTATTCACTATCCATGCCACATGGAGTATTTACAGCAGGAACTCCCTTAGCCTTTACATATACAAAGAACATATTATCAGACAATGATGGTAGAGATTCTCCTACACTTAACTCCAGCCTGTAATTCTTTATTTTAGCCCCTTCACTTGTAATGTCCTTGAAGTACACTATAGATGAACTTGGTCCACTATCTTTATATGTGTCTTGAGTATCTATTGATATAGAATCAAGGTAAACATCATTATAATATGGTTGGCTCCTAACAGATACATCTATGACAAGGTACTTACCATCTTTAGTTATTCTGAGTTCATTAAATCTAACCATACTTATATCCTTCTAAGAAAAAAAAAAGGAGACCCTTAGGTCTCCTTATAATTAGACTTATGCAGAAACATCTAACTTAGTAATGTTAAGACCTGTTGCAGTATTAATTGCAGTAATAATATCATTTGTGAGCTTATTACTTACTGAGTTATTAGCACCTACCTTTGGTACTACAAGAGTAATTGTCTTTTCAGACTTTTGTACACTCTCATTGCTACCTACATAAGCATAATGGATGTCAATCACATTATACTTAACAGTTGGGTCTACAAGGTAAGTAGTAGGAATATTGTTAGGATAACCAATACCTCTATAAATATCACCTCTCTCACCCATGCAGAAGTACTCAAGGTCTGCAATCTTCTTACCATTAGCAATGGTACCAGCAGGCTCAGTATCTTCTACCTTGCCCCAAATTCTCTCATCACCATTTACAGTAACTGGAACAGGCTGTACTTCAAAATATACAGGAGTTTGCTCCATGATACCAAGTCTCCAAGGCTGCTCAACCTCATCAATAACAAGAGCTTTATAAGTCTCAGTTAGAGAACTCTCCTTTGTAGTAGCATCAACAGGGACTGCCTCATCATCAGAATTTGTCAAGACAAACTTAACAAGAGGAACTATCTCTCTGCTAAAGTTTTTAGCTAGTGATAGAGCCAACTTCTTATAGAAGTCTGAAGCTGTCATACCTGCATAAGCATGTACCATACCATACTTGAAGTACTGGTCCTCATCAGACATACCTACATACTGCTTAAATACAATTCTTAGGATGTAATCCTGTCCAGCTACAGGAGCACCTGCATTTACCTCACTATCAAGAGTTACTGTAACTGCCTTCAACTCATGTGCCATATCATCAGCATCAGTAGCCTTAGCATAAAGGATATTCTTGATGTCAATTAGGTCACTTCTCATCAAGTTGTCAGCACCCTTGTATCCAAAATACAGGTGATTCTTTGCAGTATCATTCTTTACTGCAATAGAGCCAGCAGCATCTGATGCAAGTACATTAGGAGTCTTCAGTACCTTTACCACATAAAGCTGTCTTACTTGATTTGTACTAAATGTTGCCATTTTAATTTAATATTAAATTATACAATAGTTTTATTCTTTTCCTGTATTTGGAACCCTACTCATGATGGCAAGTTTCACTGCTCTCTCAAGTATAGCTCTATGTATTACAGGGTTCAATTCACATTCTGTTCTTGTACTTATATTATTTATAAGCAAGTCTGAGGGTAAATCAATCAATATGATTGGTTTAGGTTTGGCTAAATATCTAACCATGTAGCTGTAAACATCATATTTTGATATTATCTCAACAATATTATTTCCAGCATCAATTCTCAGAACTCTTCTCTTGCCTGCTCCCCTAAAAGGATTTCTCCTTATCTTATGAAACTCATCTTGAGTTACTGGGAATACCATAATATCATCACCATCACTGCACTCAAGACTTCCCCCTAAATTAACAGACTCATAAGTAATAAACCATAGGTCATTAGGTAACTTGAAGAACACTGAGTTTTTTGTTAAGCCTGAGTACCCCTCCTGCCTTTCAGTAGTCTTGTAATTTCTTATGAGATTCCTGAGATAGCTTCTTACCTCCTCTGTCTTCTCAAAGGAGTCTTTAAATGGATTCTTGCCACTATAAAGGTCTATTACTACTTCTTCTTGAGCTTTGGTTAGGAATACTGATTTCTCATATTCATCAAGTTCTGTAATATTAGGGGCTTTGCCAAAAGACTCTACATTAGAGTAGCTGTTAAGCAGAACATCAAATTCATTTGAAAATTCTTCAGTTGTCATATCTGCCTATTTTTTATTCTGACCTTTGACCCATCTGTACTTGACTATTAATATCTCCAGTATAAGCAGCTTTAGCAAGCTCTACTGCCCTTTGTAATATCTCTGGGTGGAGAATAGGGTCAAGTTCACAGGTCTGCTCTGTTGAAATATTATCAAGAGTTACTCCATCAAGAGTAGATAAGATGATAGCTCTTGGTCTTTTAATATACCTTATACTATATTTAGTAAGTGTATCACTTGGACCTATAATTAATTCAACATTGTTGTTTGAGTCACTGTTATCAAGAAGTCTCCATGCCTGATAATGAAGTGGTCTCTTATAAGGCTTTGACATTAATCTTGAGTACTCTCTATAATCAAGGGGTATTACTGTAAGTCTTACAGTAGACCCCCCTCTTGTTACATCAGCAAACTCATTGATGAACATCATAATATTATTATCAAGAACTACTTTCTTAGTATTAGACTTGTTATCAAATGTGGCATCTGAAAAGCTATCACTGGAATATGATTTTGTTCTCATAATCATGGAGAAGTCAATTTGCCTCTTCTCATTACCATCAAATCCCTCTTGATACTTATTACCTTTGGAATTAAAGTAGTTCTTTACTATTTCATCTTGAGCCTTAGTTAGAAACACAGACTTTTCATACTCATCAAGACCTGGAGCTTGATTACTCATTATGTTATTGTAAAGTACATCAAATTCATTTGAAAACTCTTGATTGGTCATAGTTTTTTTTTTATTACTTTAGTTTAGCTTCCAAAGCAAACTTAACTTCTTGATGCTTAGGAGAGTTTAAGTATTTAG